CGACGACCGCGACGCACTCGGAAGAAGTCCGGCTGGCGAACCTCCTGGAAGACAAGCTGGAGGACATGCAGGAAGGCACCGACCGGGGCATGAACACGATGTTCTGGGACGACGGCCTGCCCGACACCAAACTCGTTCCCGGCATTCAGTCTTTTGTCGTGGACAATCCGGCGGCAGCGGCCACTGTTGGTGGTATCGACCCGGTGGCCAACACTTGGTGGCGCAACCGCGCGTCTCTGGCGATCCCGTCTGCGGACGCGACGCTGCAAGGCGTGGTCACGGTGCTCCAGAAGGAGTTCCGCCAGCTTCGTAAATATGGCGGCAACCCGAACCTTCTCCTGGCCGGTTCTGACTTCATGGAGTTCTTCGAGAAGGAGCTTCGCGCCAAGGGCAACTACACGCTGGAAGGTTGGGCCAAAGGCGGCATGATCGACGCGTCCATCGCGGACATCGCGTTCAAGGGCAAGCCGATCAAGTACGACCCGACGCTCGATGACCAGGGCAAGAGCAAGTACCTGTACGTTCTCGACACCAAGCACATCTTCCCGATGGCCGTCGAAGGCGAGTCGATGCGTGATCATTCGCCGTCGCGTCCCTACGACAAGTACGTCTTTTATCGTGCCAAGACCTGGGTCGGTGGCTTGGTCACCGATCAACGCAACTGCCACGGCGTTTACTCCATCGCGTAAGCGCCGTCGCCGCTCGATTGGCCCCTCCGGTCGAGCGGCACCCCGCTTCGCCCAAAATGAAAGGGTAAACCCATGTCTTCGGCTTCAACCTCAACCGTCTTGACGGCAGCGGTGCCGTTGGCGGGCACGTTCAACGCGCCATATCCCGCTGGGATGGCGGGCGCGTTGTTCGCCAACGCGGTCAACCACAAAATGTATGCGATGGGGTCGGAATACTCCTCGCCCAAGGATTTCACGCTGGCGTTCGGCGCATCGAACATCACCGTGACGTGGAACGGCCAGACGACGTTGCCGCTCGGTGAAAGCGTTCGTCTCGGTCTGGATATTCTCGGTGCCGACGTTGACGACGACGTGCCGCTTAACAGACAGATCGTCAGAGCACCGATTGTCGGGATCTACTTTGGTGCGCCTTTGGCGGCGGCGGCCAACTCCATCGCACTGACTCAGTCGGTGGCGGCTGGCGCGGCGGCGCTTCTCAACGGCGCGCGAGGGGCTAACCTTGACGTTCCTCGCAACATCGTGGCGGCGTGGACCGGCACGGCAGTCGCAACAATCCGGGGCTATGACGTAGACGGTCAACTTGTTTCGGAGCTGTCGGCGTCTGGCGTGGCGCATACCGGCAAGAAGGCGTTCGCGTCGATCACCGAGATACGTTTCCAGAACGCGATCACCGCGCTGACCATCGGTCACGGTCTTCAACTCGGTATGCCGTGCCGGATCTCGCACGCTTCGCAGATCATCTACGAAGTGAAAAACGGCGTGGTCGCAGCACCTACCGGCACCACGACACTCGGCATCACGACCGCATCGACAGGTACGTCTGGCGACGTGCGCGGCACCTATGCGCCGCTGACCCCGCCCGATGGTCTTACAGCTTACTCACTGGTTGCTGTCTCCAACGCCCCCGACGATAGAGGCATCAATCAATATTTCGCGTGAGTGAAGGAGGCGGGGACGCAAGTCCCCGTCTTTTAACCAGGAGGCCGCCATGTCTGCGATAGCGATCAACGTGCTCTGGTTCCTCATCGGCTTGATCATCCTGTGCGGGGTCATCTACCTCGTGATCTATGTGATCGAGCTGTTCGTCATGCCGATCCCGGAAAAGATCAAGCAGGGTGTCTGGGTCATCGTGCTGCTTCTTGCACTGATCGCGTTGATAAGCGCCCTGGTGGGAGGGGGCGGGTTTCACTTTCCCGCCGTCCGGTGAGAGTCAGATAGAGCCGTTGCCGCCTTATCCGCCTCCACCGCCTTCGATTATTGAAAAGGAACGCTAAATGCCTATTCGGCCCCTCTACGATGTCACGGTCTTGCTTGGCGGCTCGCGCGATAACTCGGTCTTTGTGCCGGGGATCAGCGCAGTCGAGATCTACGTTCTCCAGCGCATTCACGGCCAAAACGAAAGCGGCACCAACCCGATTACCAATGTCAAAAAGACGGGTAAGGGGGTGGAGCGTACCGATGCGCAAGAGCGCGCCCGCATCGGTACGCGCTACAATTCGCCATCGCCAGGGGCCAATGGTATCGCGATTCTGAACGCGATGTACGGCGTGGGAAATCCACTTCCCACTGAATACGAAGAACCCGTAGCGCCCGACGCACAAGACGCGCCGCTGATGCGCGAGGAAGAAAAACTCATCGAGCTGGAGCCGGAGGCGTCTGGCCCGATCACCAGCGTTCCGGACAAGCCGCGAAAGGCCAGGGCCTCCGTCCTGGATGACGTTGACCACTAGGAGGCTTCGATGCGCGGTTCGCAGTTTCTGACGATGATCAACATGCTGCGGGACGAGCTGCGCCGGTCCACCGATCCTGCGGTGAGTTCGTCTGACATTGATTCGCTGAAACGCGTGCTCAACCGCACTTACGAGTTCCTCTACACGGACTACGATTGGCCGATCTTGCGAGAGGTTTTCCCGTCCGACGAAATGCTGGCCGGGGAGTTTCTCTATGATCTCCACGACATCGACCCGGAGCGGATCGAGCACGTCGCGCTTTGGCATAACGCCGCTGCGTGTCCGCTGGAGCGCGGCATCGGGTTCGATGAATACTCGCTCTATGACACGGAAGACGGCGAGCGGTCTTCGCCTGTGCAACGCTGGGATCTGCGCCTCGTCAACAACACGGTGCAATACGAGGTCTGGCCGATTCCAGACGGCACCAAGATGTATGTGCAGATCATCGGCTGGCGAAAGTTCAATCGCCTCGTCAACGATATCGACGTGTGCCTGCTCGATGACAACCTGGTGGTGGCGTTTGCCGCTGCCGAAATGCTCACCGCTCAGGGCAGCGCAGACGCAGAGTCCAAACAACGTAGCGCCCAGGCGATGTATGTGCGGCTGCGCGGCCGTGTGAAATCGGGATCACGGACCTACACGCTGACAGACGGCGGCATGAACAAGCCGCCTCCCAAGATCACTGTTCAAGTCAACGGGTAGCGAATGTGGCATACGTTGCCATTGCCGATTTCAAATACGGGATGGATCGCAGGCGTCCGCGCATAGCGGGCGTCTCTGGAACGCTTTACACACTCAAAAACGCGCATATTTCGCGGGGTGGCGACATCGAGCGCGCCAAGAAATTCGCGCTTAAATATTCACTTCCCAGCGGCACCCACGGGTTGGCGCGTAATCGTCAGCAGCTCTACGTCTTTGGGTCTGCGGATCTCGCCGCGCTGATGCCGCTTGGTGTTCTGTACCAGCGGCTGCAATCCGTTGGTGGCAGTTCTACGATGACCCGTGTGCTGGACGTTCGCACGTTCAGCGGCAAGCTCTACGTCGTGGCGGAATATAACGACGGCCAGCTCTGTCATTTTTACGATGGCGTGCGCGTCACCGATTGGGACACGATCAGCGCAGCCAACTCCAGCATAGTGACGACAGCGGAATATCTGGCGACGCTGATCAACAGCTCGCCGGTCGTGAAGGCGCAAAGCTCCGGCAACGTGATCTTGGTTGAGTCGCGTTTTCCTGGCTCACCGATCACCGTCACGACAGCGGCCCTCAATGGTGGGACGGTAAACGATCAGACGCTGACCAGCGTCGTTGTGCAGCCCAACGTCGTGGCTGCGAACGAGGTTCGCGCCACCGGCACCATCGTGATAACCGGCGGCACGTTTGACCCAGTTAACAACGCGGTCAAAGAGGTTCAGGTCACCGGCACATCGGGAAGCCTTATTGGTCCGGAGGCCGTGCATTGGCGCACGTCTAACGATGCAACAGCGGTTGCGGTGGCTGCGGCCATCGTCAACCACACGGGATCGCACGGCTACACGGCTTTTGCCGTTAGTAACGTGGTGACAGTCCAGGCCCCGCCAGGGCAGGGACCGGCCGCGAACGGGCGTTTGCTGACCACGGCACTCTCGGGCGATGTCACCACCAGCACGACCAATTTCGCGGGCGGCGTGAACCAGACAACCGCCGTGGCCCAGGTCAACAAGCTGACGTTGGGCGGCACCTACGAGGCGATGGATTTTTACCAAGTCAACGTCAACGGCTTGGTCTACACCGCGCGAGGCGCGGCGTCTGGCACGGGCGTGTCGGCGTTCACTTACAAGCAACGCATGTGGAGCGTCGCCGGTACGCTGTTTATGGGATCGAAGCTCAACGCCCCGGCGGATTGGCACGACACGGCGGCGGCAACTGGCTTCGTGCAGATCGACGCCACCAACGAATCCGAAGGAAGCGAAAGACTTGTCTGCGTCGGGCAGTATTCCAACTACGCGGTGGTGTTCGGCAGATCTCAGATCCGTCTTTATACGATCTCGACCGACGCCCAGGAGATCAGTTTTTATCAGTCGCTCGACAACACCGGCACGTTCGCCGCGAGAAGCGTTCTCAGCTACGGCAACAACGACGTGTTTTATCTGGACCCGACCGGCATCAGAAGCATTCGCGCGAGAGACGTGCTGAACGCGGCCTATGTCAATGACGTGGGCACCGCCATCGATCCTTTTGTACATGCACATCTTCGGGATTTGGCTATCGACACCATTACGCGAGCTGTGTCGGTCGTCGAGCCGGTGGACGGACGCTACTGGCTGGCCGTGGACAACAGGATTTACGTTCTGAGCTACTTCCCCAGCTCCAAGGTCACGGCGTGGTCTTTTTACGAACTGCCGTATCGCATCGAGGATTTCGTGCGCGACAGCGCAAGGCTCTATGTGAGGGGCAACAACGACAAGATCTATCTCTACGGCGGCGACAGCGGCGAGGAATATCCGGACGCTGGCGAACAGCCTGTGCAGGTCGAGCTACCATTTTTGTCGGCAGACAGCCCCGCCACCCAGAAGATGTTCACCGGGATGGATGTCGGCTTGGTCAACGAATGGCTGGTGAAGCTCTTGCCAGACCCCAACAACGAATCAATCATGCAGACCATCGGACGGCTGCATAAAAACTCGTTTCACGAGCCGCACATTCCGGTGTCGGCAAGAACCTCGCATTTTGCGTTGAATATAGAGTGCTCGAAAGCGGGTTTTGCGAGCTTGTCGGGCATCCTGATACATTTCCAGGGAGGCGAGGAAGATCGTTAAATGCTCACCTTCCAGGCGGCCGACATGGCGGCTATCCACGCGGTCTTTTCGGACTTGTCCGAGGTTTCGGCCGAGGAAGTCATAAAAGACTGTGGAAGCTGGTGGAAAGCCCTCCCGAAGGTCTTGAAACTGCTCGCTTTACCCGACTCCCAGACCGAGGCCCTGGTGGACGAATCGGGTACGGCGCTGGCGCTGTTTGGGCACTACCCCTCAGAAACCCCCAGAATCCGCACCACCTGGTTCGTCTTTTCCAACGGCTTTATAGCCAGGAAAGCGATGGCGGTGCTGGCGTGCTGGAAGCGGGTCGATGAGCTTCGGCTGGCCTACCCGGAGACGGAGTTTCACAGCTACACGACTTCCCGGCACTCGCAACGCGCCCGCTGGTTTTCACTCCTGGGCTTTCACTTTGTCGGGCTGACCAGCGACGGCGCGCAGCACTATGTCCTTCAGGAATCGGACAAAACGAGTGACTTGGAGTCTGTCGAGCAGTATAACCCTACAAATCCGCGAGCGTCATAAAACGGAGTTCGCCGCGCCGTGCCCGACCATGAGGTCGCGCAGCAATGTGCTTCAACAGCGGCGACAAGGCGGCCCGAGAAGCCCGTAACGACGCGGCTATCGCCAAGGCAGAACAACGCGCCGAAGAAGAAGCCCGCCAAGGTCGCATCACGACCGGCCAAGCCAATATCGACAAGGCGTTCGAGCAATTCTCGCCTGACTATTACAAGAAATTCCAGGACACCAGCGTCGCGGCCAACTCGCCCCAGGTCGAGGATCAATATGCTCGCGCCAAAGACAAAGCCGCAGCGATCTTAGCTGGCAGAGGCGTTCTCAAATCCACCATTGCGGCGAACGCGCTTGGCGACGTGGAAAAGACCCGCGCCACCACGCTGGGGCAGATCGCAAACGACGCGGTCACGCAAGCGAACAATCTTCGCGCCGCTGTCGAGAAACAAAAGACCGATCTCTACACGTTGAACACCGCTGCCGGAGATCCCGCCGCGCTGGGCGCGCGGGCCATCGGTGAAGCGACTGCGCTGGTGGCGCAGCCGACAACGTCACAGCTCGGAGACATCTTCGCCAGCACGATTGGCTCGCTCGGCACGGCCGCAAAAGCAGATGCGTACTCGCCATACGGTGGACGCGTCGCAAACTGGTTCAGCTCGCCGCCGCTTCGCGGGTCGGACAAGGTTTATAGTTAGAGGAGGCTGGCATGAGCTGGTTCAGCAGCGTATTCAACGACCTCGTTGGCAACAAACAAGGCCCGGTCTACAGCACGGGTGCGCTTGATCAGGCGGCTATCGACCAAGCCGCTATCGATGCGGCGGCGCAGACGCCAGCCCCGGTGACGCCGACACCAGTGACGCCGACGCCAGCCCCGGTGACACCGACGCCAGCTCCAGTGACGCCCGTGTCCACGTTCGACCCGACGCCGTTTCGGAGTTCGGTCGATTCCAGTTTCAGCCAGTTCACGCCGGAGTTCTACGCTAAGAAATTCCAGGACACGTTCAATCCGTGGAAGACCGGCGTCGATAACCAATACAATCTCGCGCGAGACGCGCTGACCGCTGGTGTCGCCAAAAAAGGGCTTTCCAATTCCAGCCAGGGGCAGGGTCTTTTTCAGCAGCTCGATGCGCTGCGTGATCAAGCCTACAACACCGGGCAAAGCGCGGCGCAGGGCTTTCAGTCCACGCTTACGAGCGACATACAAAAAGCAAAAGACGATCTTTACGGCAGCATCGGTGAAGGCAAAGACAACGCGGGTGTCGGTGGCAGAGCCGCCACGGCGGCCAGCGGGCTTGCTGGCAGGACCGGCTCTGCCGGTACGCTGGGAGATATTTTTGGCGGGCTGGTTTCGCCGTATGCGAACGCGAACAATCCTGGCGGGCCGGTCAATCCAGACGTTCAGGCGTTCGCGACCGGCGGTAGCCTTAACTTGGCGAATCCCAGCGGCGGCCCGTCCACCAAGGTCGTTGGCGCTACCAAGAAGAAGTTCTAGCCATGTGTACGGGCATCGAAATCGCATTGCTCGCTGGCGGTGCTGCCGCGTCTCTCGGCGGCACACTGATGGAGCGCAACGCGCAGCAAGAGAATGCTGCGGCGATGGCGCGTGCCCGCAACCAGGAACTCCGCGACAGCATGGCGCGGCAACGCCGCTATGAAGACCGCAGTCGCACTGAGGGCGTTGCAAAGGCGCTCGAACGCTTCGACCCGAAGACGCAGGCAGATGCGCAAGCCGCAGACCAAGCGCGGCGCGACACCGCGATCACCGAGGCGGTAGCGCCGACCCAGGGAGCCGAAGGCGTCCCGCTGGATGACAGCACCAACGTGGTTGTGAAGGGCGCAATCAGCAAGAAACTCAGCGATGTTTTCAAGCTCGCCACAGACCGCGCCAAGCTCAATGCGAAACCTCTCACCTACGCAGACATGCTGGCTGGCAACAACATCGACCTGACCAACGCCGGACGCGTGGTCGATACGCAGAACAGTTTCGCCAGACAGGAAGCGGCGATGTTGCCAGCGCAGCAGGATTTCGCTGCGTACATGGCGCAGAAAGACCCGTCTATTTGGGGACCAGTGCTTAAAGCCGCTGGCGGTCTGGCGGTTGGCGCTGGTGGCTCCGGCTACCTGAAGAACCTGGGCGGTCTGACCGGCGCGGGCGCAACTCCTCCGACAGCGGCACTCACTGGCACCGCTATTCCGTTCCTGAACAACCCCTTTAGGACGTGACGGATGCCCACGATCATCAACCCGTATAAGTCCGGCTCGACGATGGGCGAGGATATCTTTGGGCTTGGCGGTCTGGCCGATACGTTCTTTGGACCGAAGGCCACGACGGCGGCATATACGCGCGAGAAATTCAACGAGGCGCGGCGGATCAACGAGAACGTGCCGCTATACGCTGCTGCGGCAGCCGCTAACACCGATCCGCGCGAGATCGTAAGACGCGGTATCCTGGCGGATCAGCGTGGTGCGGACATGGGAAATGTCATTCGCACCATTACCGCAAATACCAACCCGAACGATTTGTCTGGCAATCGTGTAACGGCGGCGCTTATCGGCGCTGGCGGCCCGATGAGTGCGACACCGCAGGGCACTACCAACGAACTCGCAAATCGCCAGACCATCGCTCAGATGCAGATCGACAAGACGCTGGCTGCACAAGAAGCGCAGGACGCACGTTCGCTGGTCGCTGTGCGAGATCAATACGGGAATCTTACTTGGACGCGGAAATCAGACGCGCCAGGGCAAGGCGCTCCGATAACCGCCGATCAGGCGCGCGGCGATGCGCTCTCGCGATATCTGTTTCCGCAAATGGGTGGAGCTGACGGAGCGGCGGTGTTCCCCGATCCTGGCGCACCGCAGACGCTGCCAGACGCGACACTTACTCCTCTCACCACGTTGCCGGGGCTTGGTTCGATTCCGGCGGCTATGCCGCCGCCGATGACGGCTCCGCGAGCGCCGCTCAATCCGCAGCAACTGAAGGCGCTTAACGCGCTGCCGACCGATCACGTTCAGAATTGGGTCTTGCTTGACGACACCGGCACCAAGGTCATCCGCAGGGGCCGCACCGCTGGCAACAACATCGACGTTGATACAAACCAACCGATGCCGGTTGGCTCACAGGTTATCTCGCCGCTTACGGCGCAGGGCGTCGCTGGCCTCACGACACCGGCGGCTCCGGGAAAGACCGAACTAAAAGACTATCGTTCCGCGATTAACAACGCTGACTCGGTGCTTAATCTCGGCACCAAGATCAACGACATTGTTGATCGCAACCCGACTGCTATTGGCGCAGTCGGCAACCTTCGTCTTTTGGGTCAGGAAGGCGTTGATCTTCTCAATTCGCTCAACACGCAGTTTGGCGGCGGTCGAGCTGGCGGCTACGACACCGCCGTCGCGCAGACGCGGAACGAAATTAGACAGCGGCTTGGTGCCGGAGCGGCGCAGCTCATACCGGAGCTGTTCGACTCTGAGCTGAACAGCGTCCGCACCATGAACGGCATGATGATCTACAAAGCCGCTGCGGCGCTGGGCCAAAGCGGCCGTGACGCGTCCGACAAAGACATCGCCATCGTCAGAGGTTTGGTTGGCGACCCGTCGTCGTGGTTCCAGGGACCGAACACTTACAAAGACAAGATCAACACCATCATGAGAATCGTCGCGGAACAGCGCGACAGCGATTTCACGATGATCCAGCCGGGTGCGGTCATTGGGGCGCGCACGCAAGGCCCTGGCCTCACGCCTGCACCAGCCGCCACGACCACACCGCCAGCCGCCACGGCGGCCCCCGTTATCGGCGGCACGACACAGACCGGCAGGACATGGAAGCTGGAGCCTTAACACATGGCCACACTCAACATTGGTGGCCGCCGGGTTACGGTCGATGACGGCTTTATGTCGTTGTCCCCGGAAGACCAGCAAAAGACGGTAGACGAGATCGAGGCGTCGCTGCCACCGGCAGAGGCTGCGCCCGCCGCCGCTCCCGCACCAATGGACGCCGCGCCGCCGCTCGATCCGCTGGCCCCTGGCCCGCAGATGCCGACGCTGGTTGGTCCCGCGCCACCGCTGGAGCGCCCCGCGCCGCCACGCGCAATGGGCAGCAGACCGGCTTTGCCTGCGGGCAGAGCCTCGCGCGATGAAACCGTCATTGAAGTGCCGCTGGACGAAGTACGGGCTGGCAAGCTGACCGCGCAGGGACTTGGCGGCGCGGCGGCCAACGTCGTGGGGGCCATACCAGACATTCCGGCGCTCATTCAGGGCGGGCTTTATGCCGGGGCCGACAAACTCGTGGGTATGGCTGGCCTCCCGACCCGCGCCGACACGGGCCTGGAAACAGGTCTGGGGCTTCCGTCCGACATGCTGAAGTCCGGTGCGTCGTGGCTTGGGAATTACTTTGGCTACGAGAAAGCCGTGCCGGAGACGACCAGGGAAAAGGCGCTTTCCAACGTGGTCGAGCTGGGCGGGACCGGGCTTGGCAGTGCGGCCATTCTCAGCAAGCTGGCGGGGATGCGCGAAGCTGCGTTGAAGCTGCCGGGTGCAACACCGCTGCGAACCGACAACCTCGTTCGTCCGTATTTCGACCAACCGGCAAGGACTGCTGTCGGTGATACCATCGCGGGCGGAACGAGCGGCGCGGGTCTTACTGGATCTCAGGAGTACACGCCCAAATCCGTTCGCGAGGCGGGCGGTGGCCTGGGCGGTGCGGCAGTCGATCTGCTTGCGATGCTGGGCAGCGGTGTCAGTGCCGGTACGCTCTACAGCGGCATAGCGGGCACACCGGGCAGCACGCTTAACGCGCTTCGGCGCAGGGCAGACTCGAACCTTTCGGTCGATCCGGCCAGCGGCGTGGGGTCTTCCAATCAGGCGGCAGATGAAGCTGCCAGACTGATGCAGAGCATCACCAGCAACGATCCCAAGGTGACAGCCCAGAATATCGGGCAGCAAGTTTCGCTTCTGCGGCAACAGGGTTTGCCGGTTCCGACGACCGACATTGTGTTGGGCGGGGAAGCGGCTGATCTCGGCTTGACGAGTCTCGGAAAGCGGGCGCGGACCCAGGCCGGTCCTGGCAACACGCTGTTGGACCCAAACCTGTCCCCGGAAAACAGACAGAGATACAGCTTCGGGGAACGCGACGCGGCGCAGAAACAAGCGGCGGCCGACGAGGTTCAAGCGACCCGGCCGACCGACGTTGCGCGCGAGGTCGTCGAGCCTCCCGCACCCGCGTATCCTGGCTCGCTTCCCCGGCAACAGCCTATCGACACCGAGACGTTCGCCAGACGCGCGCAAGAGCGCGCCGACGCGGAGCTGGCCGCGCGCCAGCGGCTGGTCGATCAGCCGACCGGCGGGGCGCGCGAGGTCCAGATCGCGCGTGAAGAAGCCGCCAGACCGATAGAGAACACCACCCAGGCGGATGCCGTTGCTGCGAATCAAGCGATCCATCGCGATGTCACGAACACGCGCGTGGCTGAGAGAAACCAATCTCAGGAGCTATACGCTAACCCGGATCTGACTCAGCAGCTCATACCTGTTGACCCGCTGCTTACCGAAGCGGCGGCCATACGTTCACAGGCCACCGGCACCACGCCGGTCAGGAGAAGCACTGTTGAATATCTGGATCGTGCTGAAGCAGCGGCTGAAACAGGCGTGCTTCCTGGTAGCGCGCTTATACAGCTCAAAAAAGACATCGAAGCCGAGATCAAATTATCCCTACGAGACGGTCAAGATTTTCAGCAGCTCAAAGCACTAAAAAACAGCATCGATAGGACCTTCGCGCAACTCCCCGAGGGGCATCCCGCCAGGGTGGCGCTGGAAGCCGCCGAAACCAATTATGCGGAGCGTGTCCAGCCAAACTATCGCCGGTTCGCGGGCGGGGATTTGAATAGAGACTTGGAAACCCGACCCGGTCAGGTTTATCCGTCAGAAACCGGCGACAAATTTCTTCTGAAGCCCGAGAGTGTCGATCAGCTCATACGAATCGGTGAACAGAGGGGCACCACCGGAAGGATCTCGGCTAACGCGAGAACCATCATTTTTGATCAACTTGCCAAAGCCGGAGTTGTAAAAGACGGCATCATCGACGCGGCTGCGATGACCAGATGGCGTAACCGCAACAACGCCATTTTTCCACGCATTCCCGGTCTTGGTGACGAAATCGAGAGGATCGTGACGAGCGCGCAACGTGGCTCTGCCAGGGCGGGCGAGTACGCCGCCGATATTGCCGCAGCCGAAGCGCGCCTGGGGCAGGCCCGAAAGACCATCGAAGGCGGGCCGGTTGGCCAACTGGCGAAGCAGACCCCCGCCGAAGTCGTCGCCAGCATCATGGATGGCCGGGACGCGGCGCGAAAGATCACTGAGCTGCGTAAACAGACCGGCAACAGCCCGGAAGCTGCGAAATCATTAAAAGCTGCCGTCGCGGATTATTTCGCGGAGCGGGTCAGCTCGTTCGACCATCTGGTGGACACGCCAGAACACGCTGTCAATCTCCGGAAACTCATCAAGGAGTTCAACGGCAAACGCGACGCACTGAGCGCCGCTGGCTTTACGCCGGAGGATCTGAACTCGTTGCAGCGGGCGCAGACGGTGCTGGAGCCGCTGACCCGGCGCAACGTCCAGGCCACGGTCGGATCGACCACGGCCGAGAGCACCGAACAAGCGATGCGGCCGTTGGAGCTGGCGCTTAAAGGCTACTACGGAATCCTGAAAGGCGGCGGCGTCTTCCGGACGGTCAAGGTCGCATTAAAGACGATAGCGGGCGACCAGACGCTTCCGGTCGGAAGGCTGATCTCGCGGGCGATGTTCGATCCGGAATTGGCGCAGGCGTTGCTGACACGCGACATCAAGAGCGTGGGCACCCCGGCTTGGAATAGCGCGCTTCAAAAGACGATCCGGCGCATGACGGTCGCCAAAGACTTGGCCACGGAAGACCAGGAGTGAGCCGATGGAAAACACCTTGGGCGGCTCGTTTCATCAAGCACTGATGCAGGCGCTGGAATCGCAGCGCAGGCGTGAGCTGATGGCGTCTGGATTACAGGGACTGCCGGAATCCACGAACGTCGAAGATCGCACAGGCGTGCCCCTCGAATACTGGATGGCGGACCCGATACGCGAAGGCGAGCAAACCCGGATGCGGATGGATCACCAGTACAACAGAAACACGCCGCTCGATGCGATGGGTCTGGCGCTGGGCGGGAATCTGATCGACCAGAAACCGCAGAACCTGGGTGCTTTCGCACCAAAGACCCCAGGCGACGCCATCGGGCGGCTGATACTCGGAAGCAGTCAGGACCGCCGCAGGAAATAAAGCCATGGCCGATTCACTAGGCGACGCGCTGCGTGTGGCGATGGCCCGGGAACAAGCGGAGCGGCTGAACACCCCTGCACCCGGTGGATACCCTCCCCCGCCGGACTATGCAGACGGCCTGAACATTCCGGTGCCCGGGGGGTCGCTGGGTGTTCAGGCTGGTGTCCAGGGCGTTCCGCGCGAGGTTGATTGGGGCGCGTTGCTCAGCCTGCGAAGGCCGCTGCAATGATGACCGTCGTCAACAGTTGGTTCAAAGAGAACCAGACGCTGGTCTATTTCCTGATCGTGCAGGGCATCGCCATCATTACGGTCTGCGCCAGCATTCTCGCCTATTCGGTGCGTCTGGAAACGCGGGTGAACACCCTGGAAGTACGCGGCTCGCCACACCTGGAGCGCGTTGACGGTCGCCTGACCGTGCTGGAAGCCGCCACCGAAACCAACAAGCAATCCATCGACCGCATCGTCAACGTGATGACGAGAAAGCTGAACATCAATCCGTAGGAGGCCGCCATGAGTTTCGACCGCATCGTGATCTCGTCTGGCCACGGGCTTCATGTGAGGGGGGCGAGCGGCATCTTGGACGAGGTCAACGAAGCGCGAGCAGTCGTGGATCGCGTGGTGGAGCTGCTCGAAAGCCGTGGCGTGGACGTGAAGAAATTTCACGACGACGTGAGTACGTCTCAGAACGAAAACCTGAACCGCATCGTGAATTACCACAACGCGCAGACCCGCGATCTTGACGTGTCGGTGCATTTCAACGCGTTCGAGCAGACCGATGCACCGAGAGGAACGGAGGTGTTCTATGTGACGCAGTCGGGGCTGGCAGGACTGGTGTCAGCCGCGATTGCCTCCAACGGATTCATCGACCGGGGCGCAAAGAAAAACGGTGATTTGTTCTTTCTCAACTCAACCGAAATGCCCGCAATTCTAATCGAGGTGTGCTTCGTGGACTCCGAGGCCGACGCGGAGATCTACATCGACCAATTCAACGGCGTCTGTTTAGCGATTGCAGACGCGCTTAGTGACGAAGACGGGACAGGGCTACCGATCCCGCCCCCCGAAGACGTGCTGTTTCGGGCTACCGGCAAATGCTCGCACTTTGGCGGTCCCGCAGACACCGGAGTTTCGCCCAGCGAAGGGCTGGCATTCATCTACGACATGATGGACGTGCCGCAGCTCTTTCTGCCGTACCAGCCGGAGGGCACCACCGGCTTGGCCCGAAGACTTAACCCCTATGTCCACTACATCGCTGTTCGCTGGGATTACTCAAAAACCTCAAAAGAGTACCTCGCCAACAGCGGCGACCGGGCGCTGGTAAAAGCGCGTTCTACTGGGCGGGAACTACTGGCGTTCCCGGCGGATTGGGGACCGAATGAAAACACAGGTCGCATAGCAGACCTGTCTCCCGGTCTGCTTGCGGATCTCGGGATTTCAACAGACGATGAGGTAGAAGTGATTTTTCCGTGGAAAGGTTAACCTAGTTAAAAGACAACCATATAAACACATATAAATTGTGAGTTCTCACAATCGTTGTTGACGTGTCCATACAATGAGATTATCCCGTTAATTATGAGAGCGGACGCCCAACAAACTCAACACTCGAAGGAGAACGGAATGCCTAAGACCCCAACAGTGGGGCGTCTTAGCCCGCGTAACGATGACGAACCTGATGCAGTCGCGCACAAGGACGTTATCAAGCGGGAGTTTGGTCAACGGCTGCGACGCTTGCTAGTTTCAAAGGGAATGTCCCAGACTGAACTAGCTAAGGCGGCGGCAAGACACACACCGGACAAGCAATTCGGGCGTGACTTAATCTCCAGCTACATCAACGGGCGATACGTCCCTAATCCCATCAACTTGGAAGCCTTAGCGCGAGCGTTAGACGTTCGTGCCGAAGAACTACTGCCACAGGCGAACAGCCTGCCGCGACGCGGCGAGGCAACCCCGCCGTTCGACATACGCGTGCTTGGTGACAATCGCGCCTCGTTGCGTGTCAACCAAGTCGTGTCGTTGAGTGTCGCGTTGAAAGTCGCTCAACTGATCAATGACGACACCAAGAACGGCATTTAGCCACGTCGAGATCGCGAAGCTGCTTGGTGTCTCTGCTCGCACGGTGTCGAGATACATCGCGGCTGGATACTTGGGCGAGCCGGATTCTTTCACAAAGACCGGCCGCCCAAGATTCACACGGGAGCAAGTCGAGAGGGTGTTATGTCCAGACCAATCCGTGAAGTCCCCTGGCTCGATCAGAGAGACGGCTATTGGTACGCCTGTTGGTATGACAAGAAAGCGCGACGGGCGAAACGCCTCTCGCTTCATACAAGAGACGCTGACGAAGCGCAGGATCGTTTCTCGGCGTTCCTGACCAATCGCGGCGTCTTCACGTCTGGCGACACGCCGCGCTACACCGTGGCGCAAGCCCTCGATGCGTACTGGCAGGAACACTGTTCGCTGAAAGTCATCGACCGGGTGCGCCAGGGAGGCATCATCCAGCGGCTCCGGGATTGGTTCGGTGACACGCCGATCTCAGACGTGGACATCCCCAAGTGCCGCGAATACGCAGACGCGCGCCGCAGCGGTGCTGTCGGTGGCGGCGCAACGCGCCCCGCCCGCAGGAACGGCGCAGACGCCACCATCCGGCGCGAGCTGAACGTGCTGCGCGCGGCGGCCAATCACGCCATGCGCTGGCGGCGGCTTGGCCCGACCGCAGACCCGCCCACACCAATGCCGTTCGTCGAGACGCCAGCGGAAGGCCACCGGGACGCCGAATGGCTTACCCAGGACGAGCTGGCGATGGTGCTGCGATACGCGGAGCCGGACCTTCACGACTATGTGATGATTCACTACTACACCGCCGCCAGGAGGCGGTCTGTGGAACACCTGACCCCGTTCCAGGTTGATCTATCCCGGAGCCGGATCAATTTGCGACGACCTGACGAGACGGACCTTCAACGTAGCAGCAAGAAGCGCCGTCCCATCGTTCCGATTGATCCGGCCATCCGGCCCATCGTCGAGCGCCTCATGACCCAGAACGGAGCCACGGGCTGGCTATTCGGGGCCGACAAGGATTTCTACCACCGCTTCCGCAAGCTCCTGGGCGATCTCGGGATGCCCCACAAGGGCCGCCCGCACATCCTCCGACACTCCCGCGCCACCCATCTGCTCCAGGCGGGCGTCCCGATCTACGCCGTGGCGAAGATGCTGGGGGACACCGTGGCCACCGTGGAGCGGGTCTACGGTCACCATTGTCCCGACCATCTGGCGACCACCATCGGCGTGGCCACGAAATGAAGACCGAGACAGAGCTGCTCGCTCGCGAGATCGCCATGTGGCACGGCTCGCACATCACCGGGCCGACCCGCACCATTGCATCGGATCACGGCCACGGCGCTTGGGGGCATTCCGCAAGCGTATACGCGGATAAGCACTGGCGGGAGTATGTCGGCGCAGCCGAAGCGGTGCTGGCACGCTTTCGCGTCGAAATCACCCCCCAATAGTATCCATTTTTGGTGTTTCAGGCGGCGCGTAGCGCGCCGTTGGTTGTCGTGTTTTGAGGGCTTCGGCCTGGAAAAAGACAGCTAAATCAGTGTTGGGCGGCACCCACAACGCCCCACTAACGCCCTACAAAGGCAAAGTTTTTTCGTGACGCTGTTGGGTTCTGTGACGAAAAGCGTCTTTTAAGTCAGCGCGGTAGAGGTCTGCGGGCGTTCGTGCAAACGGGATCAAAAGGAGATTTGGCGCGCTAAATGGCGCGTTAAACGCCCTGATGTGGTGCCAGCAAGCACCTTGTCCTGGCCCTCAGATCAGTGACGTATCGCTTAGTGAGGAAATCGTAGTTGCAGGCGCAGCGATAAAACTTGCCGTCTGGAGATCGCCTGACAGTGAGGATTTCGCCGGTCGCCAGCACCTTGTACTGATCTTGACCCATATCCTGCACGTCCACCGCCGGGATCTCGAAACAGCAGTCGTGCGTGACGCAGCATTCGGCCGGGATGAACGACCGCAGATAGGGATCGCCCTGGATCAGCAGCACAATGATCAGGATGCACTTATTCACGGTAGTCGAAACCCCAATCCGAGAGTCGGCCACGGCCGCGCCGGGTTTTCGCTTTGCGATCCTCCGCGATAGCCTCGCGTATTTGAGCAGCGTAGAACTCCACCCGTGTTATGCCGCGAGTCTGTAGGTCTTTGGGGTGGATACGCCACATCATTTCCGCGCGCTGTTCTGGGGTCATTATTGGCTCCTGCGTCCGGCTTCGTAGGCGCGTTCAATCTCGCGGATGATGAACTCTCGCTCCATATCCCCGGTGCATTCCACGCAGTCGCGCTCTCCGGCCACCATCTGGCGGATTTGGCGGCGGCCAAGAATGCGAGCCTTGGTGACGGCTTGCCGGTAGCGTTGTGCTGGTGTCGGTGTCATGGGGTCAAGGTCCATACGTCAGGATTGGCGGGCCGCTGTGCTTCCAATCCCACAGAAACCACGCGTGATTAAAAGACGGACTCCCGGTGGTGTTCTCGAACCAGCGAATGCGCCGGGTCAGCACCAGTTTCTTCGCGAATTGGGGGCACTCGAATAAATGCCTGCGAGTCTTGGCGTGATCGAAGTCCGTCCTCAACAGCAGCGCGATTTGACCACCGACCGGCTCCATCAGAGGAACCCCCCGCTCGATGAAATCCTGCGCCCGCCGGTATGGCGGGTTGGTAATGATGCAATCGCAGCCAAACGGCGGGGACGTGGTCAAGAAATCAGTTCCGGTGGCTATGTCTGTTTCGATGACCGGCGCGGAGAGCAACATGCGTAGCACCCGTGCGATTTTCCCGCCGCCAGCGGCTGGCTCCCAGACCGCGTAAGGCTCCCGCAGCCCTTCCCCCACGAGCACCGCCGTGACCCACGAAGGTGTCTCGTAAAGATCATCGTCTTTGCGCACATAGCCGCTGACACGCTGACTCATCGCCGTTTCAACACCCATTTGACCCGCTTGCGCCGGTCTTTGCTCCTGCCGCCGCTTCGGTAAACCTGTTTACAGACGCTGCGCCTATACGCGTCGTAAAACTGTTTTCCCGCGATGATGATGTCGGGACGGCCAGACAAGATGGTCATCAGTCGAGGTCCACCACCGCGTTGCCGAAGACCGCGAGATAGTTGCAGCCGTCTTTTTCGATGTCGGTGACGGCGTCGCACTGGTCACAGGTTCCGGTCCTGTGGAACGTGTTCGGCTCGTCAATTGTCAGACGCTGGCCGCACCCGGCACAGGTGAATTTCTGATAGACGATTGCGCCAGACTTGACCTTTTCCTCGGCAGTCTTCGCAACCTCGTCAAACGGGTGATTTATTGGCTTGATCGCGGTCACTTGCTGTTCCTCCTCATGCGTTACCTGTTTAGTTAGAGTGGTGGTTTGTGAGATATAACACAGATCTCACAATTCACAACACTCTAATCCAAGTCAAGGAAAAGACGCTGCAACAAGACCAGCGTCGCTGCACACGCGAGAAAACCGCCAACGAACGCCATCGATATGTAGAGCCAGAACACGGGTCTATCTCCTGCACCGCCAGCTTCTGCCGTCTCGCGAATATTTTTTCTGCATTCTATGAACCGCACACACGTCGCGCTTTCCGATACGCCGCCCACTCCGCTTCACAGGCTTGCCCGCGTCTGGTGATGCAGCAGCAGGCGGCGTATCAACCGGCGGGGCGAACCGCTCGGTTACCACCGTCTTTGGGACGATGATCTCGTTAGACGGCACGGCCAAAATTGTCGTCCTCCAAGTCTCGTCGAAGCTCATCCCCTGATCGACGCTGGCCACCGTCTTTTTTGATAGGGATGACTGTGTCTGTACCCGGTGAAACGCCGACACCAGGATCAGTGCGAAGATCGCGGCTGTCAGCAACGTGAGCCAGAGCCGGGTCATGGTTATCTCCGTTCCGGAATTTAGCGATTTTGTCGGCCTGCTCTTTGAACGTGGTGTGCGTGTCACGGATCAACGTACTCAAAGCCTCGATGGTGGCCGCCTGACCATCGCCCTGAATACGGAGCTGTTCGGCTTCCTCGCGCATCAAACCAATGTGCGACTGCATTTCCGTTTCCAGCTCCCGCGCGGCGTCTTCTAACGCCTTCGCTGCGGTGTGGTGCATCGACCGGACGATCTCCGGCATCTTGGTCGGCGCATCTTGGACGAGTTGGTGGCTCAATATCGGATCAGTCATCACACCCTCTTTTGTTGAATAAGTCATGACGGCCCCACCAGGATCGACGGCGGCGCTGGCAGGATAACGCCGATTGGTTTCCACATGTGCAGGCAGTGCGGGTGGAGGTTGACGCGCGTGGAGAGCGGCGGGTGATACTGGATCACGGTTTCATCCTCGGTCCAGAACAAGTCCTTCACAAAGCACATCTCATCCCATGTAGGTGTTCGACGCTTCGACACGCTGACGTGTTCCCAACCGTAGCCTTCGTCACGGATGAGGCCGGTCGATGCCATGACAATCAGCTTGCCTTTCGGCCCTGCCAAAGCGAATGCGCCCATCATCCCGTAGTCAGGCGTGGAGCCGTACTCACCCTCGCGGATGCGCGCCTTCTCCAGAAATGATGGTGGCGTTGCTCTCATGCCTCACCTCGCCAGATCTGATCGAGAATCTCGTAGTCATGCGCTGCATGGAAGGGTATCGCGCCAAGGCTGGCCCAAGCTCTGTAATGACGATTAACCTGCCACCGAAGGTAAAAGTAGCGAGCGTGTCGGATGATTGGCCACCTTGTCATGGGGTCAAGGTCAGCCCTTTGAGGGCGAACGCACCCATCATCCCGTAGTCGGACGTGGAGCCGTACTCGCCCTCGCGGATGCGCGCCTTCTCCAGAAATGATGGTGGCGTTGCTCTCATGATTCCTAGTCTTTCTTGTAACGAGTTCCGGTCCACGCTTTTGCGGTTATGGGGAATCCTTCCGCCCACTCCGGTACTTGTTCCATCAGGTCTTTGAACTCGTCCACGTCGCCGTGGACCGCTTCACAGACGACTTCGTCGTGGACCGTCAGAACGATGGGATAGCCAGCGGCTTCGACCCGCAACATGGCTTCAGCCATCACGTCCCTGGCGACAGCTTGCGTTGCGTTCTCGACCAGCGAGCCGCCGTAGGTGGAAATCCTCGCCCAATTTGACGAGTTACCGGGGTCGTCAACAACGCGACGGGCGTTGCTTGGATTCACAACGCTCTTGTACGTCAGTGAAAGTTTGTCGGTGCCCCACGGCGTCTTTGTCTCGACCAGCTTGGGATAGGGATAAGTCAGCGCGCGACCGCTGGGGAGCCGCATAAAGAGGAAACTCCCCGCGACCTTGAACGCGAGTTTTCCGCAGGGGACGGTCTTGCCCTTTTGACGGACTGCGCTAATCGCAGCGTCTTCCGTGTCGTACCAAAACTGTTTGATGTTCGGATGCGCGTCGCGCCAAGCGTTTTTCAATTCCTCGGCACGGCTGTCTTCGATTTTGACACCGTAATTCTGGGCCATGCTCTGGAACGCGCCAACGCCGCCCTGGTAGCCAAGCGCCAGCTCCATGACTTTGCCGATTTGGCGCTGGTCGTCGTCCACTTTGCTGGGACCGATTCCAAAAGACCGCGCATAGGCCAGCTTGTAGAGATCCGGCCCAAAGCCGGAATCGAAATCCTGAAACGCTGCGATCTTCCATGTTTCACCCGCCAGCCAAGCTAAAGCTCTACCCTCGATGTTGGAGTAATCCGCCGCGTAAAAAGACGCGCCTGGGGCCGCGATCAGCATCCCCCTTATTACGTCTCCGATGACTTCAAGCGGCGATCCCGCGAGCATCCGCACCGCAGAGATCGAGCCGGTCATGATGATCTTGATCAGATCGCCCTGGGCCTTGTCGGTTGGGCGCTTGATGTTCTGCGGCTGGAATCTCCTTCCGGCCCATCTTCCGGTGGACGCCGCGTGATAAGCCAAAAGTCCCCTGGCGCGGCCGTCTTTTGAGCACCCCATAAGAAGCGCGTCGATTTTCTTCACAGAAGCCTTCCCGGCTTCGGCGCGGATTTCGAGAATACGTCTTACGTCGTCGGGGAGAACCTGGGTCAGGAGTTCCTCGACCACGTCAGCAGCGACCGAGTCGGTATCGACGCCACGGTGCTGGCAAAACGCGATGATCTTCGCAACACTATCGACGCTGGGAATCATCCCCTGGGAAAGCGTCTTTATCTCTCGATTGAGCTGCTCCAATGCCATCGCGATGATCGGCTTCGCAGCGTTACAAAGTGCTTTATCGACGCGAACGCCACGGTCGTTAATTTGTTGGTCTAAGAGCCAGATGCGCTTTTCCATCAGGCGCAAATCTATGAGCCTCGTGTGCAGCTCGCGCTCGACCACGACATCTTGCTGGCAGTACGCGACCAGCTCCTTGACGCGCACCGGGTCATCCCACCAGACCGGCGTGCCGTCTTCGTTGTAGCGGCGCGGCTTGGACATCCTCAACATGGTGCGGTAGCCGACTGGGTCTTTTGCTTCGGAGATCCCCAGCGCGGCAGCGGCGCTATCGAGTGCGCCAGGGAGCGCCATCGCGTAGGCCCGCGCCATCGTGCAATTCCATTGCTTTATGTCTGGCAGCGGCCAGCCGTAGCGCGGGGTCAGAACGTGCTCCCAGATCGCGCGCTCGAAATTCGCATTGTGCGCCCACATCGCGCCGCCGTTGGAGACGTGTATCAGCAGCTCCAGCGGACACGGCTGGTGCGGAAGCCAGACCCGCACCGGGCCGTCGTCGAAGGCATACGCGGCGCACCAGGCGTTGGTCGTCGGGTCTTCGGCGTAGACGTACACTCCCGTCTTGCGGAGATCGACGACAGACCGCGTCTCAAAGTCGATGTGGCAGTCGCTCATGTCAGCACATACGGCGTTGAGATCATCTCCACACTCACGATCTTGGTCTTTATGTCGCCGTGCTGGGCGACGTTGCGCGCTTTGGCGAGAGTGTTGGCGTGGACAATGTGTGTGTGAATGTGGACATGCCCGTCCGGAAATGTCGTCATGATCACGACTTTCCACTCCGGGTCAGGCCGGTCCAGCAAGGTATAAAGCCACAAACCGCCGTCGAGGCGCTCAGACCGAATCGAGTAGCCTCGTTCGCGTAACTGACGAATGCGCCGAAGATAGTCCATTGCGATTTTGGCCAAGTCTGCGCTGTCTTGGGGGGCTACTCGCAGGGCAGCAAGAATCCGTTGTTGCTGGCTGGCAAAACGCGCCTCGTCTTCGGGAGGCAGATAACTGCGATCAAGTGCGCTCCACATATCGCCAGCTCGCATAGCACCCTCACGTCGGAGCGATTTCTTCGAGAATGGCTTTGAGCGGCTTCTTCGCGGCGTCGCGCTTGTTGAGATCGTCTACGATCTGTTGCGCCAGAAGCGCGTCGTGGATTTCGCCAAGCGGCTTGTCGCGGCCGATTTTCTTGTCGTAGATTCCCCAGACGTTGGCGTTATCTTCGGTTGGAAAATGCTCCATGCAGTAGCGGTCGGAGCCGCCATCGATCTTGTGTTGCACTTGCCAGCTCTGGATCGAGGCAATCGCGACACGCGCCAGCGCCATGTGGGTGCTCTGATCCTCGGCAGACGCGTCTTCCCAATCGGTTTCGGCACCAACGCTGTAGAGCGCCTGGGCGACGTAACTTGCAGACGGCATAAACTGTTTACTCACGGGGTCTACTCCTTCGTTTGATGTTGGCGTTCGTGCATCTGCTTCCATTCCGCGTAAGCACGAATTTCGGCGTAGGCTTGCATGGCGTCTCTCGCGAGAGTGAAAAGCTGCTCGGGTGTTAATTTGTATTGCTGATAAGCTGCGGCGGCGGGAATTGGTTCGACAGATCGCGTCGGGTTGATGCGGACCTCTGCTTGTCCGTCAACTTGCACAACACGAATGGTGATCTCCATCATGCGGCGTCCCTCTTTGGTTTCGATGCGATGTGATAGCGGCCACCGCGTCCGCTGATTTGCAGATCGCAGGCTTTGCCGAGACGCTGGTTGATCTGAAAGATGTGCCCCTTCAGCGCAGTGCGCCGTGACGCGCGGCTTGAATAGAGCTGCTCGTAAAGCTCGTCATAGCCAACGCCGTCGTTGCCAGCGCGCTTCACCGTGTCGATGATGCGAACCGCCAGCGCGCCCCAGCGCAGACCAAAACGGATTCCGCCGAACGGTCTGTCGCAATGCGGACAGCGCACAGTCATGCGTTCGCCGGGGTTCATAGGGTTTGCTCCCCAACCAGCGCGTCGGTCGGCAGTTTTCGGTATTCGACCGGAACGTCATGCGCGATAGCGACGGCGATGGCGTTTTTCATTCCCGGCGAAATGCCCAGGTCGTTGTAGACCACCATCGCGTCGGCTTTTTCGATCCACGCCAAACCGGCGAGGATGCCGCGCAAGCGTTCCTCCGAGATCTCGTCACGCAACACGTCGGGCTGCGTATAGAGAAGATGCGACGCTATCGCCGCTTCGTTGCGCGCCAGACAGTCGCGTAGACAACGTCTTGCGTAAGCGACGTTCACGTTGATGCCTTCCTGCGTTTTCGCCGCATAAGGCGATTCCAGAATCACTAGCCTCATTTTTCGACACCTGTTAGAGTTGGTGGTCTTGCCACACCCAAGACCCAACACTCCGGGCACGCGAACGCTTTACTTCCAACGCGTGCCCGGAGGCCGGGGGTGACCCATCAGTTGAACATCGAGTCGGGATTGTTCCCGCCAACGGTTTCGTTGATGAACTCGAACTCGTCTTCGACCTTGGCGCGACCGCCACCGATGCGGTCATCGTGATCCAGCAACTGGACGTTCGACAGACCAAACGAAACACCACGGCCGTTGGCCTTGTGCTCCCACGCATAGGCGCGGACAGACACCCTGGCCCAGCGTCCCGGATAGACTTCGTCCGGAACGGTACACGGTTCGCCGTTGCCAAAGACCACGTTGGGCTTCTGCGAAGACGACATGCGGATCAGCACTGGAAACGCCGCCGCCAGCTCCTGGTCTTCGGTCTTTTCGGCATGTTTCAGAAAAGGCTTTCTGACTTTGCCGATGTTGTTGCCCCATTTCTCCTTGGCGATCCTCTCCACCCAGGCGACAGCCAGCGTCAGATCGGCGTCGGGCGGAAGCAGTATCGATGTCGAGAACTTGGCCTTGTCTTCCGGCTCGCCGTCCATCGCGCGGGCCTTGAACAGGTTCGGGTAGGAAAGCCGCCCCGCCGGAAGAAGCATGGTTCCGGCCTTCGTCTCAGCGCACGTCTTGAATTTTGGATTCATGTTCTCATGTCCCTATGGGTTTTTCGATTTGCACTACTTCGCCGTCTTTTCCGGCTGTCATTGCCACGGACGGCACAGCAAGCGTGTCCGTGGTAATCGCGTTGATCGACGTAACGTCAATGAAGACGATCAGCGGGCCTTTGCTCAGATGCGCCACGGCCACGCGCTCCATGCTCAGTTTGATAAGCCCGTTGGCGTCCGGCGGGAGCGCATCCCCCTCCATCAGCTTGCCGTTGTTCAGCAGCAAGCTGACCCGTGTTGGCGTGTTCAGCGGGTTGATGGCGCGCAACACGTTGGTGACTTGGTTGGGGGTCATATTTGGAATCCCTTCACTTTGATGAGCCAGCCGGGGACAGCGAACAGACCATCGCTTATCTGTTTGACTTGGGACTTGGGCACCCAGGCGTGGGTCTTGACGCCGTCGAACAGTTTGTAAGCCAGCTCGGTTTCGTGCTCGATCTCCGCGAACAGCTCGACCAGCTCGTCATCGCTTTTTCGCCGCACCATGTCAGTCTCCAAACTCGTCTGCTGGAGTTATGGAAATCGGTCTGCGCTTGTCGGCCAAGGGAGCCAAGGTGGCTCCCCCTGGCGGATTGGTGGTCAGCGCGGTCAGCCCCTTGGCAGAAGCCTTCCCGACCAGCTTCTCGGCTTGCGCGGGGGAAACGATCTTCCGAACATAAATTTCTTTATCATCCAGCTCGTATAAAGACCGCAGCGCGCCAGCGGCTTTGTCGTCGTCGATCCAGCGGCGTATCGTGCGCTTGGCCACCAACTTGAACCCGGTTGGGATCTTCCCATCCATTGCAGACGCCAGCGCATGATCGCGCACCGCGCTACACCAAGCCTCGACCAGGGAAACCTCTTGCATAAGTTTTCCAAGCTGCACCGGGGTGAGCTTCTCGGGTGGCGGCAGCACCACGATGTCGTCGATGAACTCGGCCTGCGCTGCCTTTAAAGACGCGGCGCGCAGCTCCGGGCAGAACCCAGATGCCGGACAAAACTGACAGTGATCCCCCGCCACCAGCGGCGCGTTGTCTTGCTGCGCGTTTTCGACCGCGTGGCGGAACTCCCACTCGAACTCGGCAAGGCGCTCGACGGAGCAATCCCAGGACTTCACGGGAGGCCCCGGCACGCGCGGCTGCACGATATGCACCGCCACGGTCTGGATTTGATGGTTATGGTAGAGCTTCGCCGCGCCAGACAAATACGACAGGAGCTGTGGGTTTTCTTCTGGCTCGACCACGACACCCCTGCCGTATTTGAAATCGACGATCTGGAGATCGCCAATTTCCTCCTTGAATAAGACCGCGTCGCCCGTCCCAAATTGCCCTGGCCAAAGATGCCCCAGGTCCAGCTTCACTTCTGAACGCAGCTCGTAGCCGTCTTCGACGTAGGCCCGCACCAGATCCAGAAATATCTGCGCGGCGTTGGCCATTTCCTCGTCCACGTCGAACGTCACACCGTCTCGCACCGTGATGGTGTCGCCAATGCAAGACGCCGCGTCCGCGTCTTCACGCAAGCACGCCTCGATCAGCGTGTGCGCGGCGGTGCCTTCGTCCGCATAGACGGAGGACACACGGGTCACGTCGGCCGAAAGTTTTATGCTTCCCGGACAGCGGAACCACCGATAGGCGGAAGATGGGGCAAAGACGGCGTGAACAGTCATGCGGACAAATCCGGGATCGCGTCGTTCATGTCGGACGCAGGAGTCGTAGCCGCTTTGTAGACAGCGGCGAGGTACTGCGGCTCCAGCTTCGACAGTCGATCCGTCTTGCCGTATTTCGCCAGCAACGCCGCCGCCTCGGATTCGCTGTTGGCCTGGAGGTACTCAGTAAGAGCTTTGCGCACGTCGAGAATGCTGATTTCCTTCTCGGGTTCTGGTTCCTCCTTGGGGACGATCTTCAGCGGGCGCTTGGGTTCTTCCAGCTTACCGGGCTGGATCGGCTCCATGCCGATCTGAGCGCCGAGATCGCGCGGGGGACGACCACGGCGGCGGGGCTGAACGGGCGGATCATTGTCCAACGGCTCGGGTTTCTCAGGCAGCTCTTTGAACTGGTCTTTCGCCACCAAGTTCACTTGCGGCGCGATACCAGCGCCTTGAAGTGCCTGGAGCACGTTAACCATTTCAGCGGCGTTTTCCGCCGTGATCGTCAGTGTCATCAACATGGGTCAAGTTCTCCCGAAGGGTTCACATCAAAAGCGTGTTCAGTCGCGACTTCTCGTCTTCGTCCACGGTGGTCAAAAGCCGCCGTGAAGCGTTCACCACCCAGGTGTCGATGGCGGCAAGCGCCAGAGCCTTCATTTCGAGGCGGGTCAAAGACGAGATCGGCCGCGACAAGTGCAGCGATCCTTTGAGCCAGCGGGCCATTTCCTCGGCTGCTTTCACGGCCACTTCATCCACCCACGCGTCGTCTTCGGACCACGCCCGTGCGAGCGGTTTGTTGGCTTTAGTGTGCGGTCTTTTCGTCATCACCCTAATCTCACAACATAAAGCTCACGGCAAAACCGCCGCCGCCTATGACAACACCCTCGATACTGTGACGGTTTCCCGGTCGCGCTCGTGTGCAAAGTGTGCCAGCGCGATGGCGTCGGCTTCGTTGTCGTCTGTGACCGCGTCGTAGCCGCGCGCCGCAGCCTCATCCAGCATCATCTTCTTGGATGCGTTGCCTTTGCCGGTCCACGAATGTTTGATGGTGCCGACAGGCACGCCCTCGTATGGGATATTCCGTTCCTCGCACAGACCCGTGACCACACCGAACAACGCGCCGTAGACGCGACCAGCGTCAGCTCCGATGTGTCGGCGCACTTCCTCGAAAAAGACGAGATCCACGGCGGTCTGATCGAACAACGTATTAAGTTGCGAGCGAAATCGAACATAACGCAGACCGGCACCGTCAAACCGCCCCGGTCTGAAATCCCACACGCCACTAAGCAAATTAAAGCCAGCGACCGACGTTGTGAGCAACGCCCAACCAGTGTGGGTGCCGAGATCGAGACATAAGATGGTCTTGCGAGCAGGCTTCATGTGCGACGTTTCCCCGAGTGCAAAGTAACCACGAAAACAAAAATCAAGACGGCGTGTCGGCGCGCTTTCCGTTGCCGCCACCAAGCACCGCGTTCTTGCGCGTCTTGTTTGATTTGCGTCTTCCTTGCGCTACCCACGCAAACCTGGGCCGATCAAACTCACAGATTGTCTCGTAGGCACGCCACAGCGTCGCGGGCTTAAAAGGATGCCCGTCGCGGAGTTTCTTCACGAACAACGGATCGCCAGAGGCGAGATAGCCCAGGCGCGTTGCGCTGAATCCGTTGTTGACCGCTTCCTTGACTCGCGCCAGCACACGACGCCGGTCCATTGGTTCTGACTTTTTCATAGTGGTCATCGGGTTTTGAGCGCCCCTCTTTGCCGTTGGCTATAATTAGGAGTGTGTGAGATCGTGTTATTGACACCCTACATCGACAAGGATCAAAGTCAACAACGCTCACCTAAATTAGAAAAACCCGCAGGAAATTCGCATGTTGTCGCCGGATCAGAACATCTTGCACTTGTTAAGGGGCAGCGCGGCGCTCGAACTCGCAAAACAGGGCAAGAAGATTTTCCCGCTTATTCCAGGCAGCAAAACACCAGCGATAGCGGGTTGGGTAAAGCTGGCCACCACCGATAGTGTCCAGATCATAAAATGGTGGAACGAAAGAGACTACAACATCGGAATCCTGACCGGCGACTCGGACATCCCCGGCCAGCAATACATCATGCTGGACTACGACATGAAGGCGGGCCAGCGGGGCGAGGCGATGCTGCGCCAGCACACACTTCTCGGATTGTCCGACACCGAATCGGTCAAGACCCCGCACGGGGTGCATAAGACCTACTTGGCTCCCAAGGGGCTGCACATCAAAAACAGCGTCTCGACCATCGCCACCAACGTCGATGTCAGGGGCTGGCACGGCTATGTGGTCGGCCCCGGCAGCATCGTCGATGGGGTGCTCTACACCTGGGACGAATCAAACCAGCCCGCCATCGCGCAGCTCCCGCAGGAGTTCATCGATCTGGCGCTGGCGGGCGGCGCGGATAAAAAGACCAACGAGCAGCGCAAAACGCCGCTGGGCGAGCTGGATCAGGCGGCTGCGGTGACGCTGGCCATCGATTACCTGGAGAACTACGCGCCGCTGGCGGTCGAAGGCGCTGGCGGCGACCAGACCACCTACCGGGTGGCGGCCCATGTGAAAGACCTGGGCATCAGCGAGGGGATGTGCCTCGAACTGCTGATGGATCACTATAACGAAACGAAATGCTTCCCGGCCTGGGCTTATGACGCGCTCAGAACAAAGGTGCAAAATGCCTACAAATACGGCCAATCCGCTCCGGGATCGAAAAACCCTTATGTTGAGTTCGGTGTCGGGAATAACGGGTCTGACGACCCGCAGACCCAACAAAAGACGGGACTCTACCGGATCGGCTACAGGAAACGGATTGCCAGGGTCGGAAAGTCCCACGGGAAACCGCTGATCAAGGGGCTGATCCACCGGAACACGCTCACCGTGATGTATGGCCCCAGCAACAGCGGAAAAACCTTTGTCGCGATGGATATCGCTTACGCGGTCGGCACGGGCCTTCCCTGGAACAGCAGGAAGACCACCAAGGGGCTGGTGGTCTATGTGGCGGCCGAGGGCGGCTCTGGCGTGAACGACCGCACCGCCGCGCTGGATACCGCCAGAAAACCAGCCAGCGATCCGCTTTTTGACGTGGTGCCCTGTCCTATCGACCTTCTAAGGGGCAACGGCCCCGACTCCCACGCCAGCAAGCTGGTGGCGCTCATAAGAGAAGCCGAAAAGGAATACGGCGAACCCTGTGCGCTCTTGGTGATCGACACCCTCTCCAGGGCGCTCGCCGGAGGCGAGGAGAACTCGTCTGTCGATATGGGGATGTTTATCAAGCACCTGGATCAGATCAGGGCCGCCACCGGCACGGCAGTCCTGGTGATCCACCACAGCGGAAAAGACATAGCGCGCGGGGCCAGGGGGTGGTCTGGCGTCCAAGCCGCCATCGACACCGAGATCGAGATCAACCAGAACAGGTTCGCGGTCACCAAGCAGCGGGACCTCCCGACCATCGACGAGCTGTCTTTCAGGCTGGACCCGGTCACCGTCGGCAGCGACGAAGACGGGGACGACATAACCTCGTGCACGCTGCTCTGGGGCGCGGCGGCCGAGTTCGAGGTGGAGCTGACCCCGGCCGAGGAACGGCTGTTCGGGGTACTCGCCGCGTCATCGCTTAACGTGTTCACGGTGAGCGAACTACAGACGTACCTGGGCGGTCTGAAAGACCCGGAGCACGCCGCGATGGCCACGCGCGACGAGAGCGTGCTGCGCCAGTGGCTGGAGGCGTTGGCGGCCAAGCGGGGGAGCAGCGTCAGGAAACTCAAAAGGAGGGGCCAATGGGAATATGTAGCGCCCACAACTCCCAACAAATAAGAGGTGTTCAGCTACCGGCGAACGGGGTAAAAGTGGACCCCGAAACCCCCCCTTTCGGGGTGCCGTTTTACCCCGAAATATTATTGCGCGGAGAGGATTTAAGTCACTTCGGGGTACTTCGGGGTAACTTCGGGGTAAAACGGGAAGGCGTAAAAGACGTGCAATATCAAGTGTTTATCGAAACTTCGGGGTACTTCGGGGTAAATGCCAACCCCGAAACGCCAAGAGCGTTTCGACTTCGGGGTAAAAAACCTCCCCCCTATACGGGGAGGTTTACCCCGAAACGCAGGGGAGGTGGATAAATGGTTTCTAAAAGTCGAGGGGAGCCGCTGCGGCCAGGGCGAAGGGAGCAGGAATTTTACGATCATCTGCGGACGCATGTGAAGCCGAAGGCGACGAGTGTTCTAGGGGCGCTCGAACAGTTGGTGGCTGTAACGGCGAAGCGCGAGGCCGCGAGCCGTGCCGCGCAGAAGCGGCGGGCGAACCAGTGGGTGACCGGGAAGCGGGAGAAGCAGACGAAGACGAGGAAGGCGAACGAGGCGGCCGAGGCAAGGCGGTGGGCGGCTGTGGCCGCCCGAACAGGAAGACGGGCCGCGAGCCATTTGCCGACGAGTGTGGGGGTGGTGGGCACGTCGAGCGCGTGGGTGAGGCTCATAGCGGCGATGGAGCCGGGGCGCTGGTATGGGCTACCGGCGCTGAACCAACTCATTGGGGTGGATGGGGTGATCTATCGGGGCAAGACGATGCTGTTTCTGGACAAGGCCCGTAACCCGGCGTTCGAGCCGTCCCAGTACTCGCTGGCGATCCGGTCGATGCTCGCGGCTGGTCTTTATGGGCATGTCGAGCCGGAGTGGCTCTGGCGGCTGAACGCGTGGGGCGTGGCTGTGCGGGCGAAGGTGCTGGAAGACCCGACGCTTGATCGCTTCAACATATTGGAGCTGGAGGGTGCGCGGCCGGATTTGTGGAAGAAATCGAGGGGTGGCCTTCCTGGGAGAGGTCCGATTTGGGACAATCGTGGCTCAGTTTTAGACTGACCTGGTTTGGTCTTTCTGTCTGAAATCCTGGATTTGAAAAACAAAATCAGCGGTCGGGCTGGAAAAAATTGGCCGTTTTTTCCCAGGAAATTTTGGAAACCATTAAAAATATAGAAACTGATTTGCGCTGGCGGCGGCGCGGCCCCCCGCGTGCGGGCGGGGCCGGTCGGGGGCGGGGGAGAACAGACCGTGAAAATCCCAGGAAACCGGGTGAGCTCGCCCCTGGTGAGCTCGCCCCTGGTGCGCCCTGGTGCGCTCGCCCCCTGGTGAGCTCGCCCCCTGGTGAGCTCGCCCCCTGGTGAGCTCGCCCCCTGGTGCGCCCTGGTGCGCTCGCCCTGGTGCGCCCTGGTGCGTCAGGGCACAAAAAAACCGGGGGCAACGCGCCCCCGGCAAGTCACAGGAAACTAGGATCGGCGGCCTAGGGGTGATGCCACGCGTACCAAGCGGCGAGTATGAGTAGGATTGCTATCATCCGGCAGATGTCGCGGTATTGCGTGTTCATGTGTGGGTGTGCCCGTCGCGTTCTATTCCTACGGTCATGCCGTGCCAGTCTGGAAGCATCCAACAACCTAGCAGCGTCGAATAATAGGTCCGGCGACGAAGGGCGCGATAGCGCCCTAGAACCGGATGGCGGGGCGAGTGTTGTTCGTTGTCGCGTTGTGCCAGATGCAACAGGGCGCGACGTTCGTTCATGTTCATTTTCATAGCGGATTCCTTTCACGGTCCCAAAGCTCGAAACAATCCCCGCCATCAATGCGGATAACGCCCCGGCGTTTCCGCACCTTGCTAGTCGCTAGTCGGATTGCGTCTGGCATGTTCGCCGCACAGACGCGCACGTCTGTGGTGTTGCATCCGCTATTCGTGCGGTAGCGAACATGCACAACGAATGTTAGCGGCGCAAAGCGTCGCAATGCTTTAGCGGTCATGGCGTGCTTTCCGGCATACGTCATGACAGCAACGCGAGTAAGAGAACGCCGAAAGCAAATCCCATCGCGGCCCCGATTAGACCGCGCAAGAGTTCCGGCAGAATTGCGTCTGTTTCGTTTGTCATTGGTCTGATCTTTCCTGATTAGAGGGGCAACAGGGCCGCGCAGAAAAGCGCGATAGCCAAAAGCGCGGCCCCTAGGCGAGGTAGCAAAACTAGGACAAGGCGAATCATTGCAGCGTGCCGCGCGTGGCGGTTCCTGGCCGTGTCAAATCGGCAAGGTCTGAGTCCATGATTGCGATAGAGCAATCCTGTAAGACCTTCAGCGGGGCTAGGGTCGCGCGGCCATGCTCTGGCTTCAGAATGTATTGAACCGCACAAGCGCGCGTTCCATCGCGGGCTTGCGCCAAGTAAATGTAGCAACGCCGCGCGTCGGGATGGTCTGCCGCGTTCTCAGTATCGGGCAACGCGTCGCCAGGATTTTGCGCGATGATGCAACCCTCCAAGCAAGTGATAGTTAGGAACGCGTCCCGGATCGCCGCTTGGATTTGCGGCGCGGTCACGTTCTCCAGCGGCAATACCTCGAAACCTGTTTTGCTCGGCGCGATAACAAGCGCGGCGGGTAGTTCGCCTTCCTGTCGGAAGAATCGAGCGTTGATATCCGCAAAACGCGACACGATACCCAGTAACAAGTCAGTGCGATTTTCCATGGCGTTAGTTCCTTTCGTGGTTCCGTTTCCGGCAGGCTTAGGCTTGCCGCCAATGCGCCGCGCGCTTTCACGCGTGGCGCATTAGCTCCAAGTCTAGGCCGCCTCTTGGCGCGGGAATGCCGGACAGTCTTGTTCCTGTAGTTTGCGAATGAAAAACGCGAGTCCCGTTGTGGCCGCTGCTTGTTCGTTTTCGAACATCGGCGCACACGAGGCGAGCGACGGCAGCACATAGACTCCTGCGTCTGGTTTGTTTGCGTAATCCGTTGTTGCGCCTAAGGTCACTTGCAGTGGACGATTGAACGCGTCTCCGGATCGGCATGCGAAAACGAGGCGACGGAAGGCGGACGTGTGGCCAATGCTGAACGCTATCTTTCCAATGTCCGCAGACTGTCCGGCTTGTTTCACGGTGAAAGACGTCTCGTGAAAGAAGTGCGCGTCTGCTTGGTTCGATAGGCTTGTGGCGATTAGCTCGACTTGGAAATTTGCGGACTCTATCGCGTCAATGATTGCCGCGACAACGGCCGCCTTGTGCTGGAATGTTGCGGCCAGGATTGAGGTATTGCCGCCCATGTGATGCACGATTGTTAGTACGGGCTTGCGACGCAATGCGGCCGTATCAATGCGTCGCATGTTCATAGGATTGCCGGACAACGCGCGGGCAACGCTAGGATAGGCTCCAGCAACATCCCAACGTGCAAGGCGCGGTCCCGTGGGATTTGCGGCGTTGATTTTGTCGCGCAACTTGCTCGCCTTGTCCGCGCCTTCCGGCCACCCAGTGCGGCATAGCCGGATTGCGTGTTCCATGTCATAGGTGCCATTGAATTTAAAATCTTTGTCCCAAGCATCGCGAGTCCAGCAATCCGATTCCTTGATTGCCTCAACGTGCTGGCACAACGACTCCGGCGACGTGAAATGGGCATGGCTAACGGTCGCCTGGATTTTTCCTTTGCCGGTGATAACGGGCAACAGACTCCGCAAGCCGGAGTCGTTGCCACTGTATCGGTGGATGGTTTCCATTAGCGCGCCCTCGCCTCAATGCGAGAACGAACCTCGGAGTCGAGTCCCTTCCAGATGCACATGGACTCGACGTCGTTCGAGGGCACTCCGGCGGCTAAAAGTTTTTCGCCAAAAATCGAAGCGCGCGGTGAAATCACGATGCGCGCCTTTTCAGCGAAAGCAGCATGACGCAGGGATTGAACGCGCTTTAGCCACGATACGTTGCCGCACAACGCGGCCTCTAGTTTTTCGTCATAGTCCCAATCGATAAAGACGAAACGATCTAGCGTTGCGCCGTCGAGTTGATTGCGCCCAACGTAGATACGATCGGCACCGTTGCCCCATGTGTTCGCGCACGCGACGCATTGGAAGCCCGCGCCCTTCATGATCGGCTCTACGCAATCCGGGAAAGCGGCGTATCCATTGGCCATGCCCGCGTTCAATGTGAGCAGCGCGGCCGGATCGTCTGCGTCTATTTCGTCTTTTACGAAAACATGTCCGCTTTGGAACGCGTCGCGATAGGGCGTTGAATGATATTTGCCGTGTGCATCCACAAAGCCCGTTAGCTTGTGCTCGCCACTTACCGCGCCTTCAATGCGGAAAAGTTTCTGTACCGCAGTAGCGGCCATTTCTGCGGCCGTCGTTTTGCCAGACCCGGCAGGGCCGGACAAAAAGACGTGTAAGCCGCAAGCTAGTGCTTTCACAAGCAACGGAAACTTGTGGTGCATCGGCATTGTGCCGACGTACAAAGGTTCGTCGTTTGGCTTTACGACCTCAATCCGAGTAACAGGCACAAGCCCCGGCAGTTCGCGTTTGATGATTGCGACCACGGCCGCATCATCGATGCTTGCCGCCTTGGGCTGCACGCGCGCGGCGATGACGCGAACCGCCTCTGCTAGTGCGGCGTCTGCGTCGTCGTCTTTTGGTTCGTTCATGATCGTGACCGGCAGCATTGGCGTGCTTGCCGGTTCGTCTGCCGTGGCCGTGGGCGCGCTTGTTGTTGGCGCGTGGATGCTTGCGGCTTGCTTGTGGAGACGTTCCAGGGTCGCGCCGGATACGTCGTTATACGCCTCTGCAATCTCGCGCAGTTTCAGGTCGCAAACGAAAGCAGACGAAAGCCCGTTAGCTGTCAGCCATTTCCGGGTGATAGGACGATTTTCCATAGTCACAAGCAAAGACCCGCGCGGCCCTAGCAGGGATTCGAGTTCTGCGGTGTTGGATGTTGGCGTTCGCATTTTGGATTTTCCTGTGTTTTCAATGGCTTAATTGGTGCCTGTTGTGAGGCGCATTGCCCCGCGCCTTTTATTGCTCACAATACCCGACAAAGTCAACATTCTAATCGACCCCTACACGCGTTTGCGTGTTTGGGGCTGATTGGGCTAGGTTTTCGAATGCCCGACGTGCCGCAACAAGAGCGTGATTTTTGCCGGATACTTGTCGAAACCGGGAATCCAGTATCGGCGGGAAAACTAGCGGGAATAGACGGCAAGCAAGCCATGACGCGCTTGCGCGTTCAGCGGCATCTGCGCGACCTATTGAATGCGCGATTATTGGCCATTGTGCCCAAAATGCTCGGAGTCATGGAGCGCCTTGCCTGCGACCCTGCGGTTCCGAGTGCGGTAAGGCGGCTTGCCGCAGCGGACATATTGGACCGTGCGGGCCTCGTACAAGCCAGTGCGGCGGCACTGGCGAAGCCCGTGGAGAGTTTAAGTGAAATGCCTGCCCGCGACCTACGGGCACTAGTGGAGCGTCTGGAAGGCGAGCTATTCGCCAGGGCGCGCCCTGTTCGGGACCTGGAGCTCGAAGCATCACAACCCGCGCCAAGGGAACCTAAGTCGTTGGCGTTCCTCGACTAGGCTTGCCTGTTCGGGGCAGAAACCGGGGGACGGCCCTTGAACATGCCTTGTCTTTTTAGGTCTGCTTTGTCTGCTAAGTCTTTGATCTTATTCATAAAAGACCGACCCGGCCTATGGCCGACCCCCGCCCCCTGGCACCCCCCGCGACGCGCGAGCAGCGATTGGCCAACCCCCCGGCGCTAAATTTTCAAATTTGGCAAAAGTAGCCATGTTCGGGGTCCTTTCTGTCCTGTTTTCGCGGTTCGAGGCCCTTTTTGGCTCATTTTCACGGTTCGAGGCCGTTTCTGTCCTGTTTTCGCCTAAGCCCCCCTTGACGCGCCCGCGTCGGGGATGGCACGATCCGGTTGCAAACCTTGATTGTTGAAACTCGGCCCGACCCGCTCCCCAAGAGCGCGGTCGGGCCTCTTCGTTTTGGCTCTGTTCGAGCAATCTCGCCCGTGGTATGGGTTTTTCTGGTGGTAGAGGGCGTTCTTGGCGTTCGCACTCTTCCGTGGTGGGGGGCTGGATCACCACCCGATGGTGATTCGGCCCCCGTTTCCCGTGAAACAGGCCAAAAAGGCCCGAAATGCCGGATCTGGGCACGATCATCAGGGAAGCCGCTGGCCGTTATGGCCTATCACCGGAAATGATGCTGCGCATCGCGCAGATCGAGTCGGGCATGAACCCCCGAAACGCCAACCCCAGGTCTTCGGCACGCGGCGTCTACCAGTTCATGACCAAACCGGGGGGGAGCTGGGGCGAGTACGGGCGTGGCCAGGACGTGCTCGATCCGCACGCCAACGTGGACGCCGGAGCAAGGTACATCAAGGACAACATGGCCACGCTCCGCACCAAGCTGGGGCGCGAACCCGCCGATTGGGAGGTGTATTTAGCTCATCAGCAGGGACGCGCTGGCGCTCCCGCGCTTCTCGCGAATCCCAACGCCAGAGCGGTCGATGTGCTGTCGCAGTTTTACAGGAAACCCGGCGTGGCCAGGGACGCGGTGGTCTTGAACGGGGGACGCGAGGACATGACAGCGGGTGAGTTCGCAGCTCTTTGGAAGGCGAAATATGAAGGCACAAACCCCTCCGGCGGTGGTCGAGCCGCGCGCGTTGCGTCGGCAGCTCCGGCTTCAGCCGCTGGAACAGCGCCGCAAGCGATCAACGCTACCGACCCCATCGCGCTCCAGCAGACCGGCGCGCAGGTGACCAATCCCCAGGCGCTGGCGTTCGCGGGACCGGCGATGCTCGGGAGTGTTTTCACTGATGCGCTTGCCCCGCTGAAGAAGCCGGTCGATCCGAACGATCTCATCAGGAAGCCAAAGAGCGTCGGAAACATTTTAGGTGATCTCGGTCAGCCGGTTCACTTGTCCGGCGCATAGAAACAGCGTATTTGTTCGAGCTGCTTCGGCCGCACCGCCGCATCGCCACCGGCTCTACCGTCACGGTAGCAAGCGATGCCGCAGCCGACCCCGTACAACAGAATCACGAATTTTCAGAACGATCAGGCGCTTCATCCGACTGATCCGTATCCCGCGCCGAAGGTCGATCAAGAATACAACGCGATCAAGATCACGACCGACGAGATCCTGCAAAATCTTGCGCTGATCCAGCGTGACGACGGCGAACTCGCCAACGATAGTGTTGGCCAGGATCAGTTGCGGGACGATGTCTATGTTGGCTTCGGCAAGCCGGAGCCGTGGATGCCGAACCACGATTATGTCGGCTCGAACACCGTCTTTCATCTGAATGCTTATTACTATTGTCAGGTCACGCACACGTCTTCGACTGATTTCAACGCGGATTTCGCGTTGGGCTACTGGCTGGTGATCGTTGACTTTGAAGACGTTCACTTTGACGCGGACATCGAAGCGATTGGCGCGCTGACCGGAACAGGTTTTTCGTATCGCGTCTCCGATGGCGTCTGGAAGACCAAGCTGATCCAGGGCAGTCCGCTTGTTCCGGAGTCGTCTATCGATGTTCAGGACAACACCGATCCGTTGAACAACGTCGCGGTCAAGCTGGTCAACGATGCGCAAGCGCCCGGTGCGAGCAAAGTCTACGGCACCAACGGCGCTGGCGTTAAGGGCTGGAAAGCGGACCCGCTGCCGCCAGCAACCGGCGTCACGCCGGGGAGCTACACCAGCACCAATTTGACGGTGCAGGCAGACGGAAGAATCACCGCAGCGGCCAACGGCACTTCGGTCGCGACCACGGTGGCTGGTGATTCACCGCCGGTTGGCGTTCCGCCAGGGACGATGTGGTACGAGAGCGACACCGGCGGTTTGTATATCAGCTACAACGACGGCACGTCGGTGCAGTGGGTGCAGATCAACGGGCCGGTCCCGGCGGGTGCCATCGGCGTGACAGACGCGTCGATGCGCGCGTTCGCCGCGCCGCTCGATGCGCTGGCGTATTCAGGGATGCAGATCAACGGCGGCATGAGCGTCAACCAGGAAGGTTTGGCCTCGCGCGCCGACAATGGCTACATCTGCGACGGCTGGCAGTTGGCTGTTAGCGTGAGCGGCGCGGTGGTGTCATCGGGTGCGGCGGCTAACGCTGGCCCCCCGCTTTTTGGCGGCGGGCACACGCACTACGCTTACGTTGTGACCGCCACGGCGAAGCCGGTGCTGGCGGCTGGCGATGTCTGTTCGTTGAACCAGATCTTCGAGGGCTTCCGGGTGGCGCGGCTCGGTTGGGGAACGCCGGAAGCGCAGCCGATCACGATTGGGTTCTGGAGCTTGAACACGGTTGCCGGTATCTACAACGGCAGCATCCGCAACAACGGGGCTTCGCGTTCATATGTCTTCACATATAACCAGGCCGTTGGCGGCGTTCCCGAGTATCACACTGTCACCATCCCTGGTGACACCGCTGGCGTTTGGCTGAAAGACCAGAACGCGGGCATCATCCTGTCGTTCGCGGTGGCGAGCGGATCTGATTTCACCACGACTCCCGGTGATCTGTGGGTCGCCGGAAACTTTGTCGCGAGGCCGCTCCACATCAATGTCCTGGCGGCGAACGGCAACGCGATCCGCATCACGGGCGTTGTCGTCGTCCCCGGCAGCAACGCCCCGGCAGCGGCGCAGTCGGCGCTGATCGTGCGGCCGTATGATGACGAGCTGCTGACGTGTCAGCGATACTTGCAACGGATCAGCAGTTCGGCAGCGCAATCGATCTATGGGTCTGGCGTCGTCTTTTCTGCAACGACGTTGCTGCTCGGGATTCCATTTCTGGTGCCAATGCGAATAGCTCCAACTTTTACGACGGCGGCAGCGGCGAATTTTCATGCGGTGCAAGGCGGGGGACTTGTGTCGGTGAGTTCGCTGGTGGCGGAAGTGACCACGCAATTCATGGCGTCCATCAACTGCACGATAGCCGCTGGCAATGCCGGTCAGGCTGGTGTGCTGCGTTCCGCCAACGCGAATAGTTGGATGCAAATGAACGCGAGGATCTGATGGCTTTCGATTTCCCAACCTCGCCCGCCGTCGGCACCGTCTCGAACGGCTACACCTGGGACGGACAGAAGTGGGTGAGTGTCGGTACGGGTGCCGCGATCATCGCCGCGACGCCTCCTGCCGGAGCAGTCAACGGCGATCTCTGGTGGGATTCGGACGACGGCAAGCTCTACATCTACTACAACGACGGCACGTCTTCGCAATGGGTCGGCGTTGGCGGCGCGAGTGGCGGCAGCTCTGCAAGCGGCGCGCTGGCGTTCTCAGGAATGCAGCTCAACGGCGCTATGGAGGTCAGTCAGGAAAGCGGCACAGCCTCTCAAAGTGGCACGAACATCGCAAAATATGTCGTGGATGGCTGGCAGCTTCTTTCGTTCGGTTCGCAAGCGGTGTTGGGATTGCAAATAGCCACGCAGTACACGCCATATGGATGTGGCAACGCGATACAAGTCTACGCTTCGACGTTCAACACGTCCCCCGGAGCATCCGACTACTGTGCTTATCTGCAAAGCATAGAGGGCTACCGGGTATCGCGTTTGAGGTGGGGAACGCCAAACGCGCAGCCGATCACACTCGGATTTTTTGCACACAGTACGATCACGGGAGTGTTTTCTGGCGTTGTTGGAAACGGTGCTGCTCCATTTCGGAGCTATCCGTTCTCGTACAGCATCACCACGGCAAACACCTGGGAATATAAAACGATCACCATCCCTGGCGATGTCACCGGAACGTGGGCGAAGACCAACACCGTAGGAATGACGCTGCATTTTACCGCGATGGCCGGAAGCGGTGTTGTGGCTCCCGCCGGAGCGTGGACAGCGGGTGGCTTTATCGGTGCTACCGGCACCAGCAATCTGGTCAAAGCTGGCGACAGCTTGCTGATCACGGGCGTGTCTGTTCTTCCGGGAATGCAATCACTGACCGCGACGCAGTATCCGCTGATCATGCGGTCGTTCGACCAGGAGCTGGTGACGTGTCAGCGGTACTATCAGAAGATCGCCGCTTCGGGCACCGGCTTGGGCGGTGGCGCTTTCATTGATATGTCGCTGGCTTGGCGGGAAATGCGCGTCACCCCGACCATGATTCAAGACGGCGTGTTCACCTTCACCAGCATGGCTGCGAATTTCGTTCAGTCCGCTGTCAGCGTGGCGACCTTGGGCATCACGCCGCGCGGCGGCGGTGTGCGGTTTGGCAATTTCACGGGTTTGGCTTTGGGGACACCGTATGCCATCCGTGATCCAAATATGTTGTCTCTGGACGCGAGGCTCTGATGGCAGACTATCAGCTCACCCACACCGACGTAGTCATCCGCACCAGCGACATGGCGAGCATCCCGAACGATCCCGCCAACAGGGATCGCGCGGAGTACGACAAGTGGCTCGCAGACGGCAACACGCCGGACCCGGCCGCGCCGTTGCCGCCGCCAGCGCCAGCACCGCGCGACGCCAACGAAAGACTTGATGCTGGTATTGCGGCGGCGACGCTGACCGTGGTGGTGGCCGCGCGCGACGTGCTGCACAACATGCCGATGACATTCAATGCGCCGAATTTTCTGCTGATGCTGGCGCAGATGAAAGTGATCTCAGACTCGTTCGTGTCGATGCTGCAAGCACACGCCGCTGCCGGTGGAGCAGAGACGCCGGAACAGCCCGACATGAAGCCGGATTTGCCAGCGAAGCCGCCAGGAGCATAAGCCGTGGCCTTGAATTTCCCGAGTAGCCCGACTGTCGGCCAAGTCTACGATATGTATTCGTGGGACGGCGAAAAGTGGGTGCCGCTTCCGTCTGCAAGCGGTGGTGGCGGGATTTCGGAAGCACCAACAGACGGCGGTCTTTATGGCCGCAAGGCTGCGGCGTGGGCGCGTGGTGTTGCGGTTGCTGGCGACACGATGTCCGGCGATCTCGGGATCAGCAAAGTCGATGCTCAGATTTCGTTGGATAAGACCTCGGGCGGTAGCTGGCTCACCGGCAGACGCAACGGTATCACGCGTTGGACGTTGCAGTTGGGCAATGGCGAGACAGAGTCGGGGAGCAACGCCGGGTCTAATTTCGATCTGTCGAGCTGGAACGATGCCGGTACAAATCTTGCCTCTCCGATTCGTATCTCGCGGGCAACCAGCCAAGTAACGCTCAGTGCTGGCTTGGTGACCGGCGCTGACTTGAATGTGATCCGCGCTGGCGCACCCACGACCGGGGCGGTTCTGTTTGGCAATCTCACCAACAAATATCTCTATTACGACGGCGCTAATTTCGCGTTGACGGGTGGTCATCTGTTCATGACCAGCCAGATCAACCTCAACAACGCCGGGGCTACGCTTACGTTCGGCGGTGCTGCGTCCGCTGGCATCTACAATGATTCCAGCAACATCGCGATCCGTGCGCCAGCGACCAACGGCGCGGTCTATTTCCAAGACCTGAACTCTGCCCACACTTACGGTCTTTTCAACGCGGGCGGTTTAAGTATCACCGGGGAATTAGGTGTTTCCAGCAACGGAAACTTTGGTGGCACCATCAACGTCAGCGGGGTCGGGGCGCAACCTCCAACCCTCACCTATAAAGACAACGTGGGCGGGCTGCGTGGCTACAGCACTTTTGACAGTGTTTCTACCGGCTCTTTTTTCCTTGGGATTCATCAAGCGTCTGGACAGCAGTTGTACATCCGGGGGGACGGCTATCTCGTCCTGAATGCCGTAAACGCGGCGAAACCGGGCGGCGGCTCGTGGGCGGATTCGTCGGACGAGCGCATCAAGACCGTGGTCGGGGACTACGGCAGCGGTCTGGCTCAGATCAAGCAACTCCAGCCGATCCGCTACACGTTCAAGGGTAACGACACCAATCAAGCGCCGTCGAACGACGCGCTTGGCGCGCTGGCCAAGTCAGCGTCAAAAGACGCGCCGACTGTCCCGTATCCCAACTCTCCGCACTACGCGGACGCGGTTGCCGAGACGCAGTTCGTCGGGCTGATTGCACAGAATACCGAAGGCGCGATGCCGGAGTGCGTCAAGCAGATCGCTGGCTACATCGACGGCGCGGCAGTCACAGATCTTCGGATGCTCGACACCAGTCCCCTGGTCTTTGCACTGATCAACGCCGTGAAAGAACTTTCCGCGCGGGTCGAGCAGTTGGAGGCGGCGGCAACCCCGTGAACAAGCCGCACACCAAAGACGACGCCAGTAAGCACGAGCTGCTGATCGCGGCACGCCGTCTGTTGGCGATAAAAGACTCCAAGAACCACCTGATCCAGTTCATGCGCTTGACGATGCCCGACCCCAACGCGATGGACGACGTGACAAAGTCTCTTTACACGATCACCCCCCAGGCAAGTCTGCTCTGTGAAATCTTGGAGAAAGTCGAGAAAGGCGATTTGAAGCGCGTCGCGGTTTCGATCTCCCCTCAGACCGGAAAAAGCCAAGTGCTGACAAGAGGCGGCCCTGCCTGGATCAGCGGTCGAGATCCGCGACGGCACATCATGGTCGGCGCGTACAATCAGGATTTCGCCAACGAGTTTGGCGACGACGTGCGGCAGCTCATCAACAGTAGCGGCTACAAACAGGTCTTCCCAAATTACGTTTTGGACAAAGGCGGCGCGGCGAAAGACCTGCTCATCACGAAACAGCGGGGCAAGCTGGCGTTCGTGGGTGTCGGCGGTTCTGGCACCGGAAAGCCCGCAGACTTCTTCTTCGTTGACGATCCAATTCGTAACGACGAAGACGCCAACAGCGCGAGTTACCGTGACAAGATATGGAAATGGTTCAATCGTGTGGTCTTCACCAGATGTCATGGCAAAACGCCCATCGTGGTAGTGCATACCCGTTGGCACGAAGACGATCTGATCGGAAGACTTTGTGATCCGGACCACCCGGCAAGAAAAAGACCCGTCTCGGACGGGGGTTATGCGGGGATCGAAGCCAACTGGAAATATTTTAATATTCCTGCGGTGGTGACAGACCCGGACCTGGCGAAGGCGCTGAAGCTGGATCTTCACGTCCAGACCGATCCCATCGTGGTGCGCGAGTTTGGCGACAAGCCAATGGCGTCACTCTGGGAAGAGAAATTCCCGCTGAGTTTTCTTGCGGAGGCCAAGCATAATGACCCTGTTGGTTTTTCATCGCTGCGGATGGGAAAGCCCACCCCAGACGATGGCTCGTATTTCAGGGCTGAAGATATCGTCGAGTACGATGTCAGCGAGCTACCAAGAAACCTCCGCAAATACGGCGCTTCAGACCATGCCGTGTCGCGCGCCCAGGGCCGCGACTACACGGTGCTGGGATGCGTGGGCATCGACGAAGACGATAATATTTGGGTCTTACCGGATCTGACCTGGGAACGCATGGAGACGGACCAAACCGTCGAGGAAATGCTGATCAAGTTCAAGCTGCACAAACCACTTTTATGGTGGATGGAAAGCGAACTCATATCGAAGTCTTTCGGGCCGTTCCTGTTCAAGCGGATGCACGAGGAACGGATCTACACGTCGGTGGACGCGGTCACCCCGTCAAAAGACAAATCGCTTCGTGCGAGGTCGATCCAGGGCCGGATGCGAATGCGTAAGGTTTATTTCCCCAAACGCGCGCCGTGGTGGCCCAATGCAAGAGCGCAGCTTTTGCGGTTTCCGGCCGGAGCGCATGACGATTTCGTCGATTGGATCTCCCATATCGGTATGGGGCTTGGCAAAGAAGTCGGCCCGGTGGTCCGCAAACCTAAAAAACCAGAGTTTGCGAGCGGCTCGATCCAATGGATCTTGCAGAACGCGCAGGCTCGCGCCCGCGACGGCGTTAAAAAGACGCGAGGCTGGTGATGACTGACGTGTATGGCGCAGACACGGGCGGCGCGATGACCGGCGCGGAAGCCCTTGGGATGCAAACCGAAACCAAGAAACCATCTTGGGACGACATGCCCGAGGTCGATGAACAGCGCGCCGAACTCATCAAGGAGTGGGAAGACAAGATCAAAGACGCCAAGAAATTCTGGAAAAAGTTCTACCAGCGCACGCGTGATTGCGAACAACTGGCGTTTGCTGGCGCGGACAAGGCGTGGATCGAGTCGGACTCATACACGGTCCCGGTGATCCCCCGGCATATCAATCAGTCGGTGGCGACGCTCTACGCGAAGGACCCCAAGGTCGCAGCGAAGCCGCGCAAAAAGCTCATGTACACGCTGTGGGACGGCACCACGGAGCAGCTCGAAGGCATCATTCAGAAGATCATGATGCAGCAGCAGATGGTGTCGATGGGCATGATGGCCCCTGGCCCCGATCCCAACGACATGGCGGTGCTGGAGGAGATCAAGCAAGTCTCGCAATACGAGCAGCAAGTGGAAAAGCTCGGCAAGACGCTTGAAATCCTCTGGGATTACTACACCAAGGAACAGGCGACCAATTTCAAGTCGCAAATGAAGGCGCTGGTACGCCGCGCCAAGGTGGCTGGTGTCGCGTACTGCCAGCTCGGCTACCAGCGTATCCTCGAACCCAATCCAGACGTGTCTGCGAAGATCAGCGATATAACATCGAAGATCAAAAACATCGAAAGCACCCTCGACAAAGTCAACGACGGCGACGGTGCCAACAGCGCGTATGACAGTGGCTACAGCGCAAAGGGCGAGCTGGAGCAGCTAAAGCTGAACCTGAAAGACCTACAGAATCAGGAAATGATCGTGATCCGGGAAGGGCCGATCTTCTCCTGGCCCAAGGTGCGCGACATCATTCTCGATCCCGACGTGACCCACGTTAAGACCCTGGAGGGGTGCGGCTGGTACGCGCGTGAATATCTGCTCACGCCAAAGCGTGTCTTTGAAGTGTACGGCGTCCGTATTGGCGAGCACTACACCAAGCGTTACCGGGTGGGCGACGATGGCAAGCCGCAAAAGAGAAAAGACGATAAGTCGTGCGAGGTTTGCATCTACGAGATCTTCGACGAGCGAAATCGCCAGCAGCTCGTCATCGCGGAAGGCTATCCGGACTTTGTATCGGAGCCACAAGAGCCGTCCGTCAAGCTGGAGCGTTTTTGGAACCTGTTTCCGCTGGTTTTCAACGAAGTGGAATCGGAAGAAGAAAAATTCCCGCCCTCAGACGTTTGGCTGATGCGGCATCCGCAAAAAGACGTGAACCGCGCCCGCCAAGGTCTTCGCGAGCATCGCAATGCGAACCGGCCGAAGTACCTCGTGGGCATGGGGTCGCTGGAAGACGAGGACAAGCGCAAAATCGCGCAGGCCGAAGCCCACGCCATCCTGGAGATCGCCAACCTCCAGCCCGGTGAAGACATCGCCAAGAAGATCCAGAAGTTCGATCACACCGGCATCGACCCGAACCAGTATCAGGTCGAGGAGCATCACAAAGACATCCTCCGGTCTGTTGGGTCTTCCGAGGCGGCGATGGGCACTCCCACAGGCGGCACCGCCACCGAGAACTCCATCGCGGAAAGCGCGCGAAGCGCGTCGCAGGCCGACAACGTCGATGAACTCGACGATTTCTTAGGTGAACTCGCCAAGAGCGTCGGGCACCTGATGATGCTCGAACTGGAAAAAGAGACTGTTGTCGAGATCGCTGGCCCCGGCGCGGTCTGGCCCGACACCCGCCCGACCCGCGAAATGATCGCAAAAGACCTGGAGCTGGAAATCGAGGCTGGCTCGTCTGGCAGACCGAATAAAGCGGCGGAACTTGCGAATCTGGAGCGCGCCGCGCCGTATGTGCTTCAAATCCCTGGCGTTTCGCCCAAGCCCCTCGCGAAGAAGTACGCGGATCTGCTCGATATCAGCATCGAGGATCTCTACAAGGCCGGAATGCCGTCGATTGCGGCGCAAAACCAGCCGCAAATCGGCCCGCCGCAAGCCGGTGGCCAAGGACAGGGCGGCGAGAAAGACCCCGGCGCGCAGGGCGCGAAGGGATCAGATAACACCGCCAAGCCAGGACCACAGCAACCTGGTCCTCAACCGGCGTACCCCGCTGGCGGTGGTGGCTTAATGCAATAAGACGCAAAAAGACCGAATCCTTGACGTTCGCGTCTGCGTCTGTGAGAAGTGTGAGCTTATTCGCCCGACACGCTAACAGCATCGGGCATAGGGAGACGTAAATGGCAGATTCGGATTCGTCACCCGAATCAATAACTACAAGTCCGGTCGATGGCTCTGCCCAGACCGCAGCACCCGACGTAACGACTACGCCTGCTGAGTCGTCGCCAGCGGAAACCAAGGATACCGGCGAACCGAAGTCGATGGTGGAGGCGGTTCATTCCGCTTTGCAGCCAAAAGACGCGGACGAGGAATCGCCAGCCTCACCACAAGATCCCGACCCATCCAAAGTCGATCCCTTAAAGACCAAGGAACAGACAGCATCCGATGAGCTGAGCGAAGCTGAACGCTCGCAGCTCAAAGGCCGGACTAAAAAGAGTTTCGAGCGTCTGACATCCCGTGTTGGTGAGCTGAGTCAGCAGAACGAGTCTTTGCAGACCCAGGTCAACGAGTACCACAAGGTCGTGGACTACATTCGGGCCACCAAGCTGAAGCCCGAGGAAATCGACACGGTTTTCGACATCGCGACCACGATGAAATCAGGCAATCCGCACGAAGCGTTGCGGAAACTGGTTCCGATAGTCCAGGAGCTTCAAAAGCAGGCTGGCGTTGAGCTGCCCGACGACCTGACCGATCAGGTTCGGAACGGCTACCTCACCGAACAGCACGCTCGCGAGCTGGCTATGGCCCGAAGCGAAGCGGCGCACGCACGAGCGCGGGAGCAACACTCCGCGCAAGAGCGAGCGCAGGCCGACACCCAGGCCAGATTCCGAAGTCATATGACATCGTTGGTGAACACCGCCGACGAATGGGAACGGCAGAAGGCGGGAAGTGATCTCGATTGGAGCCGGAAGTCCGCTCGCGTTCACGAACTAGCCAAGCTGGAAGTTTTGCAGAACGGCCCCCCAGCGTCCCAACAGCAAGCAGTCGAAATGTTCAATCGCATTTACGACCGCGTGACGACGGACCTGAAGGCTTTGATGCCACGACCAGCTCCGGTGCGAGGCTTGAATGGCAGCGCGTCTTCCCCCCGCAGCGTAGCAGAACCGAAATCCATGCTGGAAGCGATCCGGATGGGCATCAGGAGTTCGACGTAGCGGGGCTGTCTGAGAAGGACGCAGTCCCATGCCGTTTACCGCAGCTCAACTTGAAAACGCCGCCAACGCGGCAATCGACTATCACTTTCGCCGTGGCAAGATCACGTCGAGCACCATCACCGACAAACCTCTTCTCGAAGCCCTCATGGCCAAGGAGAAGTCGTTTCCCGGCGGTCTGGAGTTCATCACTGTCCGCGTCAAGGGCGTCTACACGACCACCATCATGGGCTTCGTGCATGATGACCCGGTCACCTACAGCGATCCGCAGAACATCAAGACCGCGAAATTCCCGTACAAGCTGATCCACTCCGGCATTCAGTTTTCGATGCACGAGCTGATCAAGAACGGCATCAGTGTCGTTGACACTGACGACGGCTCGACGACCGCGACGCACTCGGAAGAAGTCCGGCTGGCGAACCTCCTGGAAGACAAGCTGGAGGACATGCAGGAAGGCACCGACCGGGGCATGAACACGATGTTCTGGGACGACGGCCTGCCCG